ATGAAAATTTCGCTGCCCGCCGAGCCTAGCTTGGTTGTAAAGCGCGGCAACAAGCGTATGTTGCCCGTCACGCCCCACGAAGTAAATGAGCTAATGACTTGGGAAATCGAGTACCGATTTGTCCGTGAGGTCGAGCGGCTGGAACGGTCGGGGGTGGTGCCCAGCCGGGGTGAGTTGGAGCGCGTGGTGGGCCTGTTCCCCGGTGACATTCGCGCCATTCGCGGCGGCATACGCGGAGTGGGCCTGGCTCAACTAGCGCTGCTGCACGAGAAGTACCGGGGCGACCGCGACTACATCCTGCACGGCCGCCGCAACGAGGAGCTGAGTAAGCCCTACATTCCCGGCATCGGCAATATCGCCAAGTACGAGGGCTTCATCCACCAGTACAAGGCGCCCGCCCGCTGGCGCTGCGGCCCCCGGCCCGAGCTGGTTTTCCCGCTGGTGCCCAGCGACCCCAACTCCGAGCGCAAGGCCTGGCACTACCCCGAAGACCCCGACAACAAGCAGTGGAAGCCCGGCCGCCTGCGCAATATCTCCGACCTGCAACGCGAGCAGCAGGAGCGCGAGGGCGCGGGTGCCGAACCAGAGACACCCACCACGCAGGAAGAAGCCTAAGCAGAAAGCCCCAACCGCAAACAGCAGTTGGGGCTTCGTTGTGGCGTTGCGGCGGGGTTAGTTAATTCTTATTTGCTGACCGCATCCAAACGGACTCATACTCGCCGTTCTCGACTCGCTCAATCAACTCATCAAATTCCACTTCGCTGAGTTCTTTTAATTGCCGCGCATCGGGGTCTCGCAAGTTTTTGCCCACCCAAAACACAGAATTAAACGTCGTTACCGTTAGCCCTACTCCGTTCTTTGGTTGAATCGAGTCCGGCTTTATCTCTTTTTCGCCGTGTGTCTCATAGAAGGCCTTCTGAAGCCGCTTTACCTTGGCCCAAAAAATGTCGTGTGCAATCTGCTGGCTGCTCATATTGGGGCTAGTGAAGCGGGGCTAGTTAAGAGTGTTTATGCGGATACTAAATCTGCCACGCATACGTCGGTGAAGGTGCATTTTATGCGCGTGGGGTCATATTCTTGCCCGAAATATAGTTCGGCCGTGCAGAACTCGTGGCCCATGTGCAAAATCTTACACCAGTAAAGGTCAATTTCCCCAACGGGGTCGTTCGACGGGAATCTGCTGGGAATTACCTGATACCAGCAGAGGCAAATGCTACCTATGGCGAAGGGCGGGGGTTCGGCTATCGTAAGCATGGCGGGGCTATTTGGGCCATACTGCCTCGTGCTTGCAGTGCTTGCATTTATACTCGTCACCATTGGCATATGTAGCTAGGTAGCGCAAGTCTTCACCCCCGCACTCCAAGCAATAAGGTTCTTCTTTTGGCTCGACAATGGCTATTTCGCGCAGCAACTCACTACTGGCATTGATTATGTTGGATTTAGCATTAATTAATTTAGTGACAAAATCAATTGCTGCGTGAAATCCGTCTTGGTAGGCTTGCTGCCTTTCAGATATACTTACTTCTTGTTCGTGAATGTTCGGGTAAGTCCTTGGGCGTTCTGCATCAAATTCCTCAGTGTAGCGAATTGACTCCAAGTCTAGTTCTTCGGTTGTCATGGTTAGGCGGGGCTAGTTGGTGGGCTTAAGGCGATTAAGGCAATTCAAGTAGTGCTGCCACTTGGGCTCTTTGCGGTTGATGATGGCGCGGCGAATGAGGTAGCGGGGCCACGGCTGGCTGCGCAGTAGGTCGTGGTGGGCACAGAACGCGGCCAAGCATGAGAAGTCGGCGCCTAGCTGCTCCATTGCCCCCGAGAAGGACAGCATGTCTGCGTCCCGCGCCCGGTAGCCCCACACCTTTTGCCGTAGTTCGTCAAAGACAATCGGCAGGTCAGGCAGCGTATCGACGTGGGCGTAGTGTTGGCGGTAGCGCACGGCCAGATAAGGCTCCTTATCGGGCGGGTAAATCCAGGCTACAGCGGCCTTGCCGATTTGGTGTAGCAGCACGACCCGGCAGCCTTCGAGGCGGTATTGGGTGAACGGGAACTTCTTGACGGGCACAGCGGGGCTAGTAGATGCAGCCGGCAAGTTCGGGCTTACGTCGGCTAAGGCCAAGTCGGCAGCCTCGCACCACACTAGCGACTCGTTCCAATGGAAGGATTCGTGGCGCAGGTGGTGGGAAATGCGGGCGCGCAGTTCTTCGGGCTGACGTTCGGCTTCCACCAGCGCAGTGGCACACTCTACCAGTTCAGTGAGGGCAGCGGCTAGCTCGGGGCTGGGTGGGGTATTGTCGGCCATTGTGACGCGGGCAGCGGGCTTTTGGGCGCGGGGTTTGCGCGGGGCCGGGGCTAGTTGCTCGGTGGGCATGGTGGCGGGGCTGAGCAGTAGGGCGTGGGCCGGGTTTGCATCATAGCCGAAGCCACCCTGCATGATGGGCATAACCAAAACTAACTTGGCGTGATTGTCGGAGTCGCGCAGCACCAGCGCCCGGTTGGGCGTGCTTAGTTCTAGCTGCACGCGCTTGCTGCCAGTAGCCAGCAGGCCCGTGATAGCCAGCAGCAGGTGCGAAGCATTGAAGAACGCAAACCAGTCCTCGCACACCTCGCGAAAATCAATGAAGGCGTGAATGCCTCGATAAATGTTCACAAAGCGCTCAGCTTTGCAAATGCCGGCTAGGCGATTGCGTAGCACCTCTAATTGCGCCACGTTCAACGTTACGGCGGGGTTAGTACGCCCAGCCAACGGAATCGCGTTCTCGTAGTCAGGATACCGCAAGTCGGACTTTTCAATGGGCGCAAATCCCTTGCCCATTACATCGCCTACGGCTAGTGCCGCGCCGGTTTTGGGATTTAGCAGCAAGTCAGCTTCGCCCACTTGGTCGGATGGCAATACAGCCAGCGAGTGCCCATTAGTGGCTACCACTGACTTGGTGCGCGCTTGATGATACACGCACATCATGGCGGCCCGCAATTTATTGGTGCTAGCAAACTGCTTTGCCACCTCGACGGGGCTAGTCTGCTTCACCTTGGGCGCCTTAATTGGCTGAATAACTAGCAGGCCTGTCACATCGTCACCATCAATACGGTCTTTTTTGAGCGGGGCTTTACCGGACAGGTCGCCGGCCAGTATGCGCGGGGCTAGTTCCTTCATTTCAGCATCTTGCGCGGCCGAATCATGTTCTTTGATAAACGCGCTGCGCTGGGTTAGTTTTTTGTAGCGCGCAAGCAGTTCGGCCGTGGTGGCGACAGTGGCGGGGCTAGTTTGGGTAGGCATGGGGTGTCGCATTAACGGTGGCGAGCGCTGGGTTAAGGGTGAGGGATTGAGCCCGGCCCCGTCGTGAGCGGGGCAGCCTAGCGATATAGGGCGGGCAGATGTTCTAATCGAGGGGAAGGCTTGCGGCGGTGCCGACCTTTTTATACTGGCTTACAATAATTGCCACCCGCCCGCTACTCAGGTGAGTACACATGATTAATATTATGCTTTTATCCTCGCAAAGGAGTTGCTCCATTGCTATCGCGTCACGCCATCCCTGCGTTTCCTCGAATTGGATAGACACTTGATTCATGTCGTCACGCCTAGCAATTCGAAAGAGGTGGCTAATTAATTCATTGGCTTTTTTAGTAACTGACATAACATCGCCCGTAACGTGGGCCAGCGTTGGAATAGGTGAGGTGAAAGGGGGGTTAGTTATTCGGCGGTGACAATCAGAATGGGGCCGCACAGTTCTTCGCAGCCTAGCAGGGCGAAAGCAGTCCCTTCGGGGTTGGGCGCTAGGTCGTAGTCGGCGGCATTGGTAATACCCCACACGGCGCGGGTTTCGTCGGCAAATAGCAGGTCGTCGGGGCCGCCAAGTACCTCAGCAATCGCAGCCGTATTGTGGGCGATAAAGCCGGCCCGCAGCTTAATGCCTAATCTTCTCAGTTCCTCAGCGGGCAAGATGCGGGCGGGCTTATTCGGGTAGTAGACGGTGGCTTTCATCGGGAAATCAGTAGGTGGTGAGTGAGTGAAACGGGGCTAGTTGCTAGGCAATTCTTCTGCGCAAGGCCAGCGCGTGGGGTAGTGGGTGCATTGTGGAAAGAATGGGGTGTCAGGTTGGCCCGCTCTGTGTTTGTGCTGAGTTGCGACAGCTAGCCGGGGTTAGTGGCTACTCACATTAGGCGCGGGCGCAATGGCCCGCTAAGGCGCTATTGCATTAGCGCGGCGTAGTCGAGCGAGGCGCAGAACTCGGCAGATTCGGCGTCAAATACCTCGGCCAGTTGGGCGCGGTGTTTGCTCACAATGGCAGCGGCTAGGCAGTAGGTTTGGGTGCTGTCTAGTAGCGACTCAATGCTGGGCATGGGTTGTTTGCCAGTGTAGAACTTACCTAGCCACGATAGGGCCAGCACCTCGGCGGCGGCGGCTGCACTCATGCCTGATTTGCCGGGGAAAGACTTGCGGTGAGTGCGTTCTTCGGCAAGCGTGGCCGCTAGTAGCTTCTCAATGGGGTTAGACCAGCCGTAAAAAGCACGGTCTAGGTTGCTGAAAATGGAGCGGGCAGTCTTAACGATTGCGGTGTTGTTTTGGGTAGTCATGGTATTAGTTGGCATTACCGGGGCCAGCGCGTGGGGTAGTGGGTGCATTGTGGAAAGAATGGGGTGTCAGGTTGGCCCGCTCTGTGTTTGTGCTGAGTTGCGACAGCTAGCCGGGGTTAGTGGCTACTCACATTAGGCGCGGGCGCAATGGCCCGCTAGGGGTTTATAGGTCGCGGCGCCGGCTTACATCGCTAACGCTAGTGGTGTATTCAGCCCCCACGCGCTCAGCATAAGACCAAACAGCTTCTTGTGGCCGACCTTTGCCAAAGTCTAGCAAGCCGGGCAAAAACCCGAGACTTGCCAGTAAGGCGGTCATTTCGTGCTCATATTGGTTGCTGTAGCCATACCGAAAATCAATGCGGGCCACTACAACGCCGTTAACTTGGCCCACTGCTGAGAAGTAGGTATTGCCGTAAGTTTTATCAAACCAGCGCCGACCGCTAATGTGGATGGTTTGCGTGGGGCCAACCTGTGCGGGGCCGGGCATCCAAGTGGATTTAGCCATTGCCAGCGCCCGCTTGTATTGGGTTTGGTCATTAGAGGCCATCCAGCTATACACGAAGTCGGGGCCGGTCATGTCGTACTCAGCAGCCACGAGGGTAGTAGCCTGGTGCTCGATATAGCTAGCGCCGGGCAAGTCATACATCCGAACGCCTGTTACCGGGCACTTGCCCAAGTACTTAACGACGCATTCACCGTAGGTGCCAAATCCGAAATCCACCAGTTGGTCGGCGTTAATGCGGAAGTTGGGGATAGTGGCTGCTTTGGCGGTGTTGTTTTGGGTAGTCATGGTATTAGTTGGCATTACCGGGGCCAGCGTGGGGTGAAGGTGAGCGGCTGTTTGTTTGTTGCCGTTGTTCTTGTACAAATGTAGGGATGTTTACGGGAATAGCAAACTAAAAGGCAAACAAAAAGCAAAATAAAAGCAAATACTTTCGTAACGCACTGATTAGCAATCACAAAATATCCGCCTGTTTTTTGTCTTTTTGTCGCGTGTACTTGCGGGGCCACTTGGGAAAGTCATGCTTATCAACAGCACGGCGGGCTTTTCTTTCTGCGCGCACCAACGCAGCCAGCACCAAACGGCCGGCATCCGTCAGCCGCAGCGCCCACGAAATGCGGTCAGAGTACACGAGCCACCCCTTGCTAATCGCCTGGTTTATGCCGGCTAGCGTGGTATCATACGAGCAGCCCAAAAGCTTGCTAACAGCCGTTGAGCCAACCTTGTAGGTAGTCGCGTGGCCTATCTCTAACGCGCCCAGCACGCGCAGCGTACGCGGGCTTACGCCGTAGCTAGCCGCTACGCTATCCAGCACGTTAGCCCCTTGCACCAGCGTTGCCAAGTAGTTTGGTTTATTCATGCCGCGTCACGAAGCCAGTTTTCGTACTTCAGTTCTTCACCGTTCTCTATGCGCTTAATTACATAGCGAACGGATAGCCGGTGAAGGTCGAGCGCCCGGCCAATAGCCGACTGGCTGTGCCCATCAGCGTGCAACTGCCGTATTTGCGCTATTTCTTCGCCGCGAATAACGCGGGAGTCGCCCCTAGCCGTGCGCTTGCGCGGTGCGCGGTTCTCTAAGTTTTGGGCGGGCGTTACAATGCGCAAATTATCTGCTCGGTTGTCTGAGGGGCAGCGGTTTATGTGGTCTACCTGCCGGCCCTCTTCGTACTCTCCGTTGAGGCCTAGCCACACGGCGATATGCTCGTACACCATAATGCCCGGCCCCTTGCCCCGGCCCAAACTCATATCTAACTGCCGATAGCCGTTAGGCATAAGGTGCCCGGCAAGGGGTAGCCATTGGTCAGCAGCTTTGCGGTAAGACTCTATTCTGCCCTCTGCCCCATTGACGCGATACTTGCCCCCGGCGAAGCATTGCAGAACTCTTTGTTGTTTGTCTTTTGTCATAGCCAAATCTACTAAACAGAAGGCAAATAAGCAAACTATTTAGCAAACTAACTAAGCCCGGCAAACAAGTCCGCTGGGTGGGGTGATTACATAGAGTGAGGAGAGAGAAGAAGAAGGAGCTAGGCCAAGTAGTCATGCACAGCCACAGCACCCGCAGCTTATCCAATCGGCAAGGGCCTTGCCCCGCTGGTGGGGGAGGAGAGGGGCAAGGCATTGCCCATTATACCTTATGCCTGTTAAGGAAACATATTGTATGTTATAAGACATTGCCCTTCACCCACTTGCAGCACTTCACGGCCACAGGTTTCGGGCTAAATCGGCCTCGTATGGGGTGGCATTCGGGCTAGGGGTACCGGGTTTGGGGGTTTCACTTGCCCATTGGGGGTGGGGGATGGGAATACCCCCGGTAGGCCATTTACCACACCCTGACAACCGATTTTCGGGCCAGAACACCCCGGTTTTGAGCCTTGATAGCCCGGTTTTAGGGCCGGATTCGAGCTGATACTGGCTGCTGGATGCCAAAAACGGGCTGAAAAGAGGCAAAAAGACCGTGTTTTGAGGGAGCCCGAAGGGCAAAAAGGCGCCCTGCGCCGGCACCCAATTCGTTCAAGTTGGTTTTGGCGGATTTCGTTGGCGATTTGCTATGTTTAGCTGGGGGCTGCTAGTGGTAGTGAGTAAGCAGTAAAAAAGACGTGTATTAGATAATAAGAGGGGCGTAGAAGTACGTTGCCAGTCAGTGGGTTAATGGGTTCGTCTTGCGTGGCTGTGTAGTCGGCTATTGATAGCCAAGTGTTGTTTGCCAAAATAAATTTGTTTTATTTGGTAAAATTTGCTTTTTGTTGTAGATTTGCTCAATGGCTAGTCAAAACCAAATCAGGGAAACCGTGGACCACACGACGGGGGAAACCCTGCGGAGTGAGCGCGTTTACACGGCCCGCTACAAGTCCGAGCCGTTCGTGAGCATGTCCTTGCCCGCGTCCGAACTGCTGCACAGCCTCACTTCGATGAAGGACATGCGGGTGCTGCTGGCCCTCGCGGAGCTGGCTGAGTTCAATACCAACGCCATCTTTCTAATCGCCTCGCGCCGGCAGCAGGTGATGGCACGCGCCAGCGTCTCCACCGCCCAGCTCAGCGTTGCACTGCGCCGGCTGCGCGAGGCGGGCATCCTGTCCGGCTCGAAGGGCGAGGCTATCATTCACCCTGGCGTACTCTGGAAGGGCAACTCGGCTGTGCGCCGCGAAAAGCTGGCCGAGTTAGCGAGGCAAGTAAAATCTAACTTTGAAAACGAATAATCAACCCCCACCCTAAAAAGCTAATTCGTCATGGCAGATAACATCGATATTCTACAGTTGCCTGCTGGCCGGGAGCTGGATGACATTATTGCTGAATCATTTTTTGGGTATATCCGAGTTTGGCTGCAACTGCGGGCAGAAAGGGCGCCTGAAAACATGCTTATTCAAGCCAAGGATTTAGGCTTCTATTGCAGCTATTTCCATGCAGCAGAAGGGTGGCATGAGAAGGGGGGGGCGTCGGCAAGGGGGCATCGCGGCCTACTCCACTGATATAGCAGCCGCATGGCAGCTTGTAGATGCCCTTGCTGCCACTCACGCGTTGCGCCTGACCTATGGCATTTGGCGAGAGAATGGGGAGAAGCAGGTGGGTTGGCGCGCTGACTTCGGGCCGTTCGGGGCCTCTTCTAAAACCTGCGAAACCGCACCGCACGCCGTGTGCCTGGCTGCCCTGCTAGCCACCCTTCCCGAATCGGCCACCCTAGAGAACCAGCCCGCATCGTGAGCCGCCAGCCTATTACCGTAGTGCCCGACTGCCCGCGCCTACTCCCTATAAAGCGCGGAGACACAGTCTTTCACACCCTCTCAGAACGCGAGTTCAGGTGCATGGATGCCAAGCAAGAGCGGTGGATGAATATGAACCCTTGCTACAGGCTGCTATTCAAGTCGAAATCAGCGGCCCCCACTACAGAAAAAACGCCCACCCCATGAGCCCATACCAACTGAAAATCATCGCACTTGGCTTGCCGGCAATCATTGGCTATGCCGTGCTAATCGGCCGCTGGCTATTCACCCCCACCAACCATGACTAAGAAAGAAACCGCCGCCTTCGAGGCCCTGCAAAACGAGCTACAAAAAGAAAAGGACAATGTTCGCGTTGCCAAAGCGCTCCGCTGGACGCATCCCATCACCACTGATGTAGCGCCGCCCACGCGGTCAATGGAATTAACAACTGGCTACCTGTACAGCAGCTATTCGGGTATTGGTGGCGACAGCGTTACTATTGCTTGCTCAGGTGTGACGGGACATGCTCGGGGCCGTGTGGATAAGACTACTACTCAAAATGCACGCCACCTCTACTCCACCAAGCTCCGCGCCCTGCAAGCCCTGCGCCACGAAGTCGAGCAGCAGTGCGCCGCCCGCCTCGCCGCTATCGACAAGCAGATTGAGCAGGAAGGAGGGGTGGCATCGTGAGCCTCTTTGCCCGACCCTGCAAGCGGTGCTTCGTGCCCTGCACTAGTTGCCCCATTGAATCAACCCGCGCCATAGCTCTTAACCGTTTCCCAATGACCAGTTTGCACACCCGCCAAGAAGAAGCCGAGCCGGCGCCGATGAGCGAGGCCCGGTTGAATGAGGTTCGGAAGATTGACCAGACTTGGTTCAGCATTGACACCGCGCCGATTCATGCTCAGCATCGCCGCGAAATGCTGGCTGAAATAGACCGCCTTCGCCGCGCCCTTTCCTTGGAGAAACAGCGAGGCGTTGGGCCTGCTGACCTCCCTGCCGCACTTGATGCCTTGCCTGCTGCTGAGCGCGTAGAAATTTTCGACCGATACTGCCGACACTGCGGCGACATAGCGCCACTCGGCTGCCATTGCATGAATGACGAGTAACCACCCCACCCGCCGCGACGCCAGCGGCGGGGATTCTTGAGAAACTAGCTACCTGAACGAGAAGCCATGAAAAACGAAACAGTAGAACAAGCGCTTGACTTGCAGCACAATATTGGCCACCTTGACTTGCAGATTCGCAAGTGCAAAGAGGCCATCTCCTTCATGGACGCCAACGGCGAAGAAGGGTATCACTACCATCTAACGGTGCTGACCACTGGCATAGTAAAGAACCACACTAGCTGGCATTTCCTGCCACAGTATTTTCTCGAAATGCTCAAGCCGCAGTTAGAGAAATTTGAAGTCGAGCGCGCAGCATTGCAGGCGCAATACGAAGCGCTGTAACCCCCCGCCACCCCAGCGGCGGGCTGATTCCCGCCAGACACCCCCCAAGCCGGAAGTGGCGGGGGAAACAGAGAGGAACGATATGGCACGAATTGAAACGCTGTTCACTATCGGCATAACTCGCCGGGAATACAACAAGCTGGACGAGTTGAATGAGCAGTACATCACAGAGGAAATAGCAGAAGACTTTACTGCTTCCACTGCCACCATTTTGCGCATGAGGCAATTCGCCGCTAGCCTTTGCGAGCGCGAGGGCAAGAAAATCGACCACGGACAAGACTACTATTTCTCTGCCTTAACGGGCGGCACCTACACCATCTCAGTGCATGTCAAGCATGAGCAGTAGCCTATGGACACCTGTAAGCGAGCGCCTGCCAGTGGGCCCACACAGTTGCATTGACGCATCAGCCCGCGTGCTTGCCTATGGGCAACCCCAGCAGGACGGCCCCTTTTTTGTCGCCTATTGCGACTTGGATGGGAATTGGTATTTGGCTCATGATAACCAGCCCATGATGGAAGTGACCCATTGGCAGGAGCTCCCCACCCCACCCGCGCAGCCGGCGCATTCCGGCCAACCAGGTGCCGCAGCAGGTGCCGAAGAAGCGTAAGGAGCTGAGAGATGAAAACCGCAACCATTGAGTCCGCACTGCCCGAGGCAGAGAAAGAAAAATGCCGCCTGTTGCTGCTAAAGGCAATGGATGTCACGCTGCCCCGCCAGCATAAGGCCGAAAACCTGATGGACTACATTGAGCGCCGACAGGCACATCGGGCGCAGTTCGATGAGATAAGCGAAGCCGCCGGGTGGGGCCCACTTATCCGGCGGGCCACCCCCACAGCGACCCCAGCAGCAGGGGAGGCCGAGAAAGGAGGCGCCGCGCAATCATCCAAATAATCCGCATAAATACCCGCCTAAATACTAGGATTCTTAGCAAATGGGCAGTAACTTGTAATCACTTAACCACCAACCAACCAGCCCAATGGCGTACTCCTTTTCGCGTGAGCCAACCGTAGCCCACGCCGTGTCACCCGAATTGAACAAGTGGGATTTTGATGGTGACTGCGCCCCGCACCACCCAGGCAACAACACCTGGACAACCTTCTCGCTCGGCATCTTCCAATGGGTTGCCAAGGCTGGCGCCCGTGGCAAGGCGGGCGAACTAAAGCGCGGCCCAATTAAGCAGCGCATCGTCGGCCAAACCGCCGACCCAATGCCCGCCTACGAAAAGGCCCGTAAAGCCACTGCCGAACTAAATAACACTCCAACCACCAACCAATAGTCCCAGCCCAATGGCAGACCAACTCAAACTCACTGGCGTTCTCAAACTCATCGAAGAACCGCAGAAAATTACCGACAAGCTCACCAAGCGCACGGCCGTACTGACCACTGCCGAGAAATACCCGCAGGACGTGGCCTTTGAGTTTATCAACGACGCCGCTGACCTGCTCGACCGCTACACCGCTGGCATGGAGGCGACTATCCTCTTCAACGTGAGAGGCCGCGAGTACAACGGCAAATTCTATACGAACCTATCAGGCTGGAAAATCGAAAGCGCCGACGCGGCCCCCGCGCAACCCGCCGCCCAGCAACCCACCTCGGCCAACCGCAACCCGAACCTGCGGGCACAGCCTGTCGCCCAGCCTATTGGTGAGGATTCGGATTCATTGCCTTTTTAAAATGAGCAATCACTATAACATTAGTGGCGCCCCGATTGGGGCGCCAACTAAGGTGTGCTTTAAATGTGGCGTTGAGCAACCTTTGTCTTGTTACTATACCCATAAGCAAATGGCTGATGGGCATTTGAATAAGTGTAAGTCATGCACAAAGTGCGATGTGGGGAAGGACTATAAGCGCAATGTTCAAAATCCTGATTGGGTTAAGAAAGAACGGGCGCGAGGGCGAGAAAAGTACTATCGCTTAGAATACCGCGAGAGGTATGCGCCAGGGTCAAAGCCAAGAGCGTTAGGCGTAGGCAAAAAAGAGTTGATAGCGAGATACTTCTCTCGTTACCCTGAAAAAAAGAGAGTGCACAACGTCTCTCAGCGAATAACCCCTGCAACGCCAGGCAATCATCTGCACCACTGGTCTTATGTTATTGATAATGCAAAAGACGTAATAGAACTTCCGGCAACAAGTCACTACACGATTCATCGCTTCATTGTATATGACCAGCCAAGCATGATGTATCGCCGCAAGGATACGGGTGAGCTTCTTGCCAGCCGGGCGGCCCACGAAGAATATATTTTTAGCGTATTGGGCGCAGCGCAGCAGATGGCTGCTTAATGCCCCACGCCTTTCTAGCTGAATATCAGCATTTTGCAATAAAATCGAAAGCCCCGGCTAGCGCCGGGGCGCTTTGCATACCCACCAGCCATGCCAATGACAACCACTGTTCAAAATCTAATCGACGCTCTCAAAAAGCTGCCGCCAAACGCGCTAATTATGGCCTATGACGAAGATGCGGAGTCATACATTGACTTGGATTACTCTGAGATACAACCTTGTGAGGGATTCTCAGATGGGCCACACAGGGGCTACGTGATTCAGGCCGTAGCGGTGCATGAGCCATTTGCGTAGCCATGACGAACCACGAACGCCTGCCAGCCGACCTTACCAGACACGCGGCCTTGCTGCCCACCGAGCGCGAGTGGCTGACCGACCTGCCGCATGAGGAACTGAGCCGCCCCGAGCGGCACGACCTGCTGGTGCTGGTGGAGGCGGTGCTGGCTAGCCGCGTGCCGGGCTTCCACCTCATCTACACAAAACAGCACGAATCAGCCATGACCGCCACCCGCGCCCTGTGTGCGGGCCTGCTGGGGCTCAACGGCATTGCCGAGCCCGAGAAAACCAAAGGCTTCGAGTGGCTGATGCGCGAGCGCCCCGCCGAATCCCTACTGGCCTTCTACTTCCGCCTGCGCGAGCTAAAGCGCCAGCAGGAAGTAGCCGCCGCCCAAAAGCGCCTCACCACCCAACTAGACCTCACCCCAGCCACGTAGCATGAAACCCCTTCTTCTCTCTGTCGATTTTGACGACACCATCGCCCGCAGCAACTACCCCGAGATTTTGGGCGAGGTGCCCGGCGCCGTAGCTGGCCTTAAAGAGCTGCACAAGTACGGCCAGCGCATTCAAATCTGGACCTGCCGCCACGGCGAGGCCCTCGAACAAGCCCGCCAGTGGCTCGATGAGCAGGGCGTGCCCTACGAGCGTATCAACGAGAACTGTCCAGCCCTGATTGAGAAGTGGGGCGAGACGCGCAAGATGAGCGCCGACATATACATTGACGACAAGATGCTTGGCGGCCTGCCGCCGTGGCCGCGCATAGTGGAACAGGTAGCCAGCACCGCCCACTACTTGGAGCAAAAGGAGTTGCGCGCTAAGTTCAACAGACTGCCGCGTATTATTGGCCTGTCCGGCAAGCGCGGCAGCGGCAAAGACACGGTAGCGAAGTTCATGCACAACCTTACGCCGTGGGCCTTCTTCGAAGACCGGCTATTTGCCGGCAAGCTCAAAGAGTTCGCCAAGCAGCTTACCGGCGAGTCTGACGTGTTTAGCCAAGCCGGCAAGACCAAGTTCCTGCCCGACTGGAATATGACGGTGGGGGAACTACTGCAAAAGCTCGGAACGGATGCCGTGCGTAATGGCCTGCACGAAAACGCGTGGGTGCTGGCCTGCTTTGCAGGGATGAGCGCCGACAAGCACTATATCATTACCGACTGCCGCTTTCCCAATGAGGCCGAGGCTATCAAGGCCCGTGGCGGCGTGGTATGGCGCATCGAGGGCGACCCGCTGGGCCAGCAAGGCGATGGCACGCGCAACGACGCCCACCCGAGCGAAACCGCCCTGGACGACTACCAGGGCTTCGATTGCGTTATCCGCAACGAGGGCACCCTGGATGAGTTGAGAGCAACCGTAGGGCTCCACCTGCAGCGGCTTTGCGAGCAGCACGAATGAACCGCTGCGATTGTCTGATTATTCCCCTTACTGATACTGCGAATGACTGGTTAATATCAGTAATTCGCAGTATCTTGCGTTTGCGACGAGCCCGCCGCGTCACCCTCAATCCAACCGAATGACTGCCGACAACTGGAAACCACTTGCTAACTACCTTTTGGTAGCCGTGCCTGAACGCCTCGAGAAGCCCAAAGGCCCGCGCTCCCCCGAGGGTCTGGGCATTACGCTCATTTCAGGCGAGGACAACATGCGCGAGCTGCAAGCGGCTATTCGGGCGGGCGGTGAGATTCGCATTGAAACCGCCTCTGACACGTCGGACGCGAACAAGGTGCGGGTAGGGCAGGTGCTGCAAGTGCCACCCCGCCTCGATAGCTCAATGGTGCTGTGCGCGGGTGGGCCGAAGGGCTACCGCACCCTAGCCGACGTGACGCCCGAGGTGGAAGTGGGCGACACCGTACATCTCGACCCCTCGTGCCTGATTGACGAAAACGAAATCATGCCCGGCGTTTACCGCGTGCCGTATTCGGCGGTTATCTGTGTGATTACCCCCGTGCGTAACAGTTTCATTAACAACGTTCCAATAGATAATTTCCTGACTCCCATCGGCGGCTACGCGCTGCTTTCCCGCGTGTGGGCCGACGACGTGACCGATGAAACGGACGCCGAGGGCGGGCTAGTGAAGTGCCGCAAGAAGGACGGGCTGGTGGTGGAAACCGCTGTGCCGCCGCTGGCTGACGAGGGCGTGGTGGCGTGGGTGGGAACGCCCCTGCGCGGCACCCTGCCTGAGATTCAGCCCGGCCAGCGGGTGGTTATCAAGCCCGGCCTGGCGCTGGTGGAGAGGATAGCGGGGGCCGAGTACCTCTGCGTGCGACAGGATTATGTACTGGCGGTGCGTGAGCCCGACTTTGCTAAAGTGCCCTCAGAGTGGACGAGGGCTGATACGGATGCTTTCGAGCTTGTCGCGCCCACGTTGCCAGCGGATAAATTTATCCACTTTGAGACTGGCGCGCAATCGCTACGGGCTAACCTCAGCGACATTAAGCGCGAAGTGGATTTTCGCGCCAGCCACTTTCGTCCCGCTCACCAAATCCCCGCCCATCATCCAGCCTACAACGCCTAATGGCTAACGCACCCCAATACGCGCACCAACTCCGCTACCGGGTTCAGGACTTGAATCCGGGCGAGACGGTACTGGAAAAGTTTTCCGACCTCGCGGTGCATGAGACGCTGGTGACGCACGGGTTCGGGCCTGACAAAGACCCGTTCCTGCGCTACTGCATCTACCTGAGTGAAGGCAGCGGCCTGCACGCGGCTATACCCGAGTGGGCTGACCGCAAGAAAGAAGCCCTGCGCCTAGCTGGCGTGAATCCCGCGCACCCGCGCTACCAACTGGTGCTTGAAATGAAGGATGAGCCTGTGCAGGAAATGCGCTGGGCTTGGCTCAAGGCATTCAACTCGCGCAAGTTTCGGGCTTACGTAGCTGGTTGCGAGGCATTCGACCAGAATTGCCAAAAGGTAGAAGCGCCAATTGTTGACAATATGGGCAGCCTGCCAAAGCTAGAGATAATCTTCTATGTGGATGGCAAAGAGAAGCCGAAAGAAGCCCAAGAGCGCACTAATGAGACGTTGGACCAAATAGCAAACATTATCGCCAGCACTAAACGCGACTTAAAAGCTGATGCTGAGCAGCGTGCATATAGCTTGCGCAACGAGTTATTTGAGGGATTGCCATTGCAGGATGCCATGCTTGCCAAGATGGAGTCTGAGCTATTTATGGGCGATGATGAGTTGAAGCGATTGGCTACTGAGCGTGCTAAGCCACGAGCTGAGGGCGGCAGTATCGAGGCCAAGATTATGAACCGCAAGCAGAGGTAGCCATGAATTTACTGGGGCCTGATAAGCTAGTACACATTGCCCACCCGGTGGCTTTGTCGGGTTTAGATACGCTATGCGGCCACATGGCAGGGAATACTATCCGGGAGGCCAATAAGCCCGCCGACTGCCCTGAGTGCTTAGAAGTGGTGCGTTTTTGCAAGAAAATTAGGGTAAAGGGAGTTTGGAAGTAACACTGCTCAAAGACGGTCGGCAAAAAGCGTTCATTGGCGAAATGGACTGCTTTAGCCCTGTCGTGCCAAAGCGCAAAGAAGATTTCATTAACGGCCACGTCGCCAAGCGCAAAGACCAGAAGTGGCAGCGCGACTACCCGACTGAGGCCGAAATTGACCAACTGAGCGAGTCCGAACGTGACGCACTGCAAGACCGCGAGCTGGACCGCCGCGAAAACGGGTGCTGGTTTCTCAATGACGGGGAGCCCACCTACCTGACGGGTGACAACTACTTCTACCTCACGCACTTCAAGCTGCCAACCGGCATCTACCCCGAGTTTCGGGACGCTGACCAGAAATTCTACTGGTGGTGGAAGGCGATTGAGGACGACCCGAATTGCATTGGCGGCATCTTCCTTGGCGCCCGTCAGCGGGGCAAAACCGCCCGCGCCGCTGCCCTGCTGCTGAACTACGCCAGCCTAAACCCCAACGTGTGGTGCGGCATCACGTCCAAAAAGAAAGAGGACGCTAAAGACGTGTTCCAGCTATTCGTTGTGACTGGCTGGCAGAATATGAGTAGCCTGATTCGCCCAAAAGCGCCGGCAGGTGATAGCCCTAAGTCGGAGCTGCTGTTTGCCGCTGAGGCCCGCAAGGGTAGGGCAGCGCAGGGAGCGCGACAGTGGGCGCTAAACTCGAAGATTGACTACCGCGACTCGAAAGAGAACGCCTACGACTCCAAGACCCTCAGCCGCAAGTTCACCGACGAGCCGTTCAAGGAACAACTCTACAACTCGGAGGAACGCCGCAAAATCGAGTCGCGCATGATGTGGCGCGGAGGCAAAGCCATTGCCAAAATGTTGATGGCTTCGACTGTTGACGAGCAGGAGGGCTTCGACCCCGCCATTGCCGAGAATATGTGGGGCGAGGCGAACCCCAATGAGCTGACGGCTACTGGCCGCACGAAGAACGGCCTCAAGCGGCTGATGATGCCGTCCACCGAGGCGCATAAAATTGACGACTACGGGCGCAGCCTACTGGATGAGTCGCTGTTTGACATTGAGGCGAACGCGCCGGAAGACCCGGTTGCCCGCCGCAGCTACTTCCGCGCTAACCCGCGCCACGAGGCCGATGCGTTCAGCACCGGGGGCAAGGGCAGCATCTTCAACCTCGAAAACCTCGACGCGGCCAAGCTGCGGGTGGCGAACCTGGCTAAGCCCGAGTGGCGGCAGGTGGATTTGCAGTGGACGGACTTAGCCACCAAGGACACGGTGAAAACCGTGGACAACGACGTTAACGGCCGCTTCAAAATCATCATGCAGGCCCTGCCGCTGGTGCAGAACAACGTGCAAGCCTCGGGCACCCACCTGTCCGACTTAGGCGAAATGACGCGCTACCGCCCGCTGAATAGCGCCCTGTACGCTATCGGCTGCGACCCCTACGATGCGCGCAGCGTAGCCGACCCCAAGGCAGCATCGAAGGGTGCGGCATATGTATTCTGGAAGCCTGACATGCTGCACGAAGCCGATAGATTCGATACGGCGGGCCGCGAGAAGCCGGACTATTGGCCCTCTGATGGGTTTATTGTGGAGTACGTGAACCGTCCGCCACGGCCGAAGGATTTCTACGAGGATATGCTAAAGCTGGCGCACCTCTTTGGTTGTAGTATCTTGCCAGAGAATAACAAGCCGGGCATCATTGCCCACTTTGAGGATAGGGGCTATGGTGATTTCGTGTCGGGTAAAATCGACATTATCGCCAGCAAAGACCAGAAGAACAAAAAGAAAGGCAAGGAAACGCCCGGCCACGCCGCCTCGGTGGATGCGACCAACCAGTGGAGCGAGCGCCTGGCCGAGTTCACCCACGGCCCGCTAGGCGACGACCCGCGCCGGATGCCCTTCGCCCACCAGATTAAAGATGTTGCCCAGCTTGACATTCTCGACACCAAGAAATACGACGCAGCCGTGGCCTCGGGCTGGACGCTGCTACTAGCCCGCCGCTTCGTAAAGCCCAAGGCCAAATCCGTGCCCGCCAACCTCACCGACATTCGCAGCTTCTTTAACGTACTGTAATGCTTTTGCTTATCGCGCTATTCGCCTGTCACTACCTAGGGGACTATACACAATTATCGCGCCCCTATATGCTAACGGCAAAGCGTTTTGGCGCACCATTATACCCCATATTTGACCATGCAGGCGTTCACGCGCTGCTCATGTTTGGGGCAATGCTAGTCTACGGTGTTGCTGTCAATGTCGCGTGCTGCTTGGCACTGGTGCAGTTATTCAGCCACTTCCTAATTGATTTCTTTAAGGGCCGCCTGAATGTGTGGTACCCTAGCCTGACGGACGCGGCCCCGCCCGCCCATTGGTACGTCTTTGGCGCCGACCAACTAGCGCATTGCCTTGTGATTTTACTGATGTGGTATGCCGTCATGCACGGCAAGTCCATATAATTCTACCTACTCTACCTACCCCAACCAGTGCAGGACGTTCACCTGAACCCCTGCCATGTTTCTCGACCTAACCGCCGTACTTCCCCCGGTCGCCGCCTATCCCGACCTAACACTTCTCGACCCTCGGAAGAAGAATAAGAGCTTCATTCTTCAGTACGGCCGGGCCTTTATTTCCCAATACCGCAACAGCGGCAGCCGTGACTTCTGGAACGGCCGTGCCAGCGGGCGCTACCTCAAAGCCGAGCAGTACGCCAACGGCGAGCAGCGCGTGAAAGCCATTCTCAAAGAGGAGGAAGGCCACGCTGACCTCGCGGGCGACAAAATCGACCTGCGTAAGCCGCTTAAAATCCTCAAAAAGAGCCTGCGGGCGGTGGATGGCAAACTCAAAGACCACGACTTTGTAGCGACCTGCACGCCCATCGACGCCACGGCCCAGGACGAGAAGGCCGACTACCGCGCCCGCCTGCGGGTGTGGATGGAGCACGGCGAATTCCTCAAGAGCCTCGGCCTGCAACCCTCGGGTGGGGCCGGGGGCGACATTCAGGGCGCCGATATTCCCGTGGATGAGGACGAGCTAGACTTGCACATGGACGTGAAGTATCGCCACCGCGACGCGATGCTACTGGAAATGAAGCTGGCCCTAGCCCTTTACCTGAGCGACTACAGCCAGATAAACCGCAACTGCCTGCGCGACGAAACCACCTACGGCAGTAGCGTTGTCCACCTGGCCTTGCGCGGAGTGCGCCGCCTGCCCATGCACCTGCACCCCGGCGACTGCTTCTTCCTGCCCTCGCGCTCGGAGAACTACCAGCACTTGCAAGCAGGCGCCCACATCGAGCGCCTGACGCTCGCCCAGGTGCTACAGGAAATCGACGCCGACCCCGATACCACGCTTACGCCCGACCAGCGCGAGCAACTAGTGAGCATCGCCCGCCAGAACATGGCCGCTGGCTGGAACGGGCAGGCGCCTTACTACGACACGACGCTTGGCGGGCAGCCGGAAATGGCCGGGCAACTGGAAGTGATTCGCTTTAGCTTCAAATCCACTGACGAGGTGGTGCGCACGGAAGGGCTCAATAAGTTCGGCAACAAGCAGGTGCGCGAGAAGCCCGCCGGCTACACCACCGACCGCAAGGACGTGAAGGTGCATCGCCGCACGGTGACGAGCTGGTACGAGGGCACGCTGATTCTCAAAACGGAGATGGGCTACGGCTGCCGCAAAGCCTACGAGCAGCTACGCGACGAGGACAATCCCTTCGACTGCCACCCGCTCTACGTGGTGAACTCGCCCGACATGCTCGGGGGCTTCACCGAAAGCATCGTGGAGCAGTGCTACACGCTGGTAGATACCGCCTGCGAGGCGTTCAGCCGGTTGCGCTTCAAGCTCTCCACCATGATGGGTAGCTGGATTGAGTTCGACCTGGATGCCCTTGAAAGCGGGTTGCTAAAAGGCTCCGATGGCAAGGATGGCAGCGTTCACGACACTATCAAGCAGTTCTTCCGCAATGGCTACGTGGTGGGCCGGAAAGGCGAGGGGGCCGATGGGCGCACGGGTAAGATTGTGGACTCAGGCGAACTGCCGTTCAGCAAGGAAATTGAAACCTACTGGAACACAATCGCTCAGGCCGTGCAGCAGATTGAGGGCATTACGGGCATCAACGGCAGTATTTCGGCCGACGACCCCGCCAGCCGCCAATCGGTGGGCACCACCCAGCTAGCCATTCAGGGTGCCGAAAACACGCTGCAATACCTCTACCACGCCAAGCAAAGCCGATTCGAGCGCGTGTGCCGCGCCGTGGCCGTGAGCATCAAGCAGGCCGAGGCTCGACAGCCGCTCGTTGGCCCCGTGCCGCCCGGCTATGCCAGCACGGGCCTCGACGTGGTGGGCGCCAGCGACACGCTCGCTAGCCGCGTGTTCACCGTCAAGGTGGAGCAGAAGCCCACCGATACGCAGTGGGCCGACTTCTACGAAACGGCCAAGGTCGCCCTCACGCAGAAGGAAATCACCCTGGCCGACTACAATTTTCTTCGCCAAATAGACAACCTCAAGCAAGCAGGGGCTATGCTCGGCATTCGGGCCAAGCGCAACCAGATGCAGGCCGCGCAGTCAGCCCAGCAGCAGACGAGCATGGCTAGCCAGCAGCAGCAGGACAGCACACGGGTTAATGGCGAGGAAGCCCGCGAAACCCTGAAAGTGGAATACAGCCTACGCATGGAGTTGGAGCGCCTGAAAGGGGAGAACGCACTGGCCCAGGCCGAGGTGCAGAAGCAGGGACACATTGACGCCAACGAACTCACGCAGTTCATGGCCTTTATGAAGCAGCAGGCGCAATTGCAGAGCCAGGCCGCCCAGGCGAACACCAAGCATGACGTGCAGCTAGCCCAGCACAATGCCACCCTCGACAGCCAGGAGGCGCAGGCCGCCGCTGCCCGTCAGCATGAGGCCGAGTTGCAGGCGCAGCAGCTAGCCGCCCAGCCCGCGCCGGCCGCTGCGTAGCGCCGCTGCGATTGTCTGAAATAAAGTTGGCGAAATACTGCAATTGTCTTGTTATAATCGGACAATTGCAGTAGTTTTGCTTTGTGACAAGAGCCGCCCTGCAAGCCCTAGCCGAAGCCCTGCCCGCCGATGTGCTGATAGCCGCGAGCAACATCCATCGCCACCTGCCCGGCGTTCAGGACGTGCCCGCTGCCGTAGCCTACTGCGTTGCGCAAGGCTGGCTATGCGAACGGCGACAGTGGAATATCCATGAGATTTGGCGCGACAGCCGCCCGCACCAGCAGGCCACCATCCACAGCAAGCCCCGCACTCCTTCAGCGCTACCCATCCCGCAGATGCACACGGCCGACACGCCCAACAAGCCTACCCCGAAACCCAAAAAGCCGACCACCGCCCGGCCAACTGGCGGCTTATTTACCTAATCCCCAACCAAATAAATGGGACTCGATATTACCGCATACAGCGAGCTGTCTTACGCTCAACCGCAACCCAACGAGGACGATGCGGGCGACTTCGTTAATCTATACTCAACACATTACCAGCGACTGCTATCGCAGCAGGAGGGTTACTATACGCGTAATGGAGAGCGGGTTAATATTGCCTGTGGTAGCTATGGTCGCTATAGCCATTGGAGAGAGAGCCTCGCCCGCCTCGCCGGCTGGCCACTTGGCGAATACGAGCAATATGGTGCTATGCACCCATCTCATTGCGCCTCGGCATGGAAGGCTCAATCTGGCCCATTTTGGGAGTTGATAAACTTTAGCGACTGCGATGGTAGCATTGGATTTGAGGTTAGCTCAAAACTTGCACAAGATTTTCAGCAGTATCGGCCAAGCATGGCACAGCGGGCTACCCTTATGCAAGATGAGGGCTATTTTATGAAGAAATACGATGAGTGGGCAGCGGCCTTTGCCTTAGCCGCCCAAAATGGTGCCGTTAAGTTTCACTAAAAGACCAGCACGCACTCGCAAGCCCCTGCCTAACGGTGGGGGCTTTTTGCATTTAGCCCAGCAGCCCGTCAGCCTCCAAGCGCCCGCGCAGCACGGCCTTAATAATGGAGGCGGGCTTGTCGAGGCCCAGCTTCTTGCCGAGCTTCATCATGGCGGCGTATTCGGCGCTGTTCAGGCTTACGTCGGAACGCAGGCGGGCGGCGCGGGCGGTAGTGGGTTGCAGCATTAGAGGCTAGTGGCGGGTTGTTGGCGGGGTATCGCCGGTAAACAAGTTACGGTGGATTTGCTAAATGAAACCTTGCAATACCAACCTGCAAAGATTTCATGTCGGATACCCCCGAAGTAATTCCCCAAGCGCCCGAGCCGGCCGCGTTCCCCACCGGGGAGGCGCTACTTGCCGCGTTTGACAGCGCCAAGCCTTACCAGCCTACCCCCGCGCCTGAGCCGTTCGCCGCGCCGGTAGCGGCTACCCCGGCCGCCCCCGCAGACCCCACCCCTGCGGCTACCCCGGCCGCCGCGCCGGTTGTAGCGCCCGAGCCCACTCCGGCGCCGGCTGCACCCGACTACGCGGCCTACCTGAAAGAAACCTTTGGGGTAGATGCCCCCGAGGCGCTAAAGGAGAAGCTGACCCTGGCCGAGCAGGCCGAAGCCCTCAAGGCCAACCAGCGCACGGCGCAGGACGTGGCCTTTGAGAAGCTACTGGCTGACCCCAACGCCGCCACGGCTTTCGTGCGGCTGCAAACTACTGACTTCAAGACCCTGCCCGCCCGCGAGTTGCTGGCTGCTGAGTACGCCCACAAACACCCCGAACTGCCCGCCGAATTGGCGCGCTTGGAGGCCGATTTGGAGTACAACGCCAAGTATGCTGCTGCGGAGTTTGAGGATGCCGAAGACCCCGAGACCAAGACCGCAAAGCTGCGCCTGGACTACGCGACGAAATCGGCCCTCGCCACAATGGACAAGGCCAAAGAAGATGCCAGGCAAAGCGTGCTGGCTGCTGCCAAACCCGCCGAGGCCGAGGGGCCGACGCCGGAGCAAGTAGCAGCCGAAGAAGCCCGCGTAGCTGCCTGGCAAAGTGGAGTGGAGGCGATTACCGCCGCCCCCGCCGTGGATTTGGCCTACACGGTGGACGGGCAGCAAATCAAACTCAGCTTCGACAACAAAGCGCCTGGCTTTCAGGAAGCCCTCACCGACCCCTACGGGTGGCTCTATAAGCAAATCTGCCCCACTGGCGATAACTCTAAGCCCAATATCAGCCGATTGGCTGAAATCGTGGCTCTGGCTACCCAAACGGACACCGCGCTTAAAAACACGCTGGCCGTAGGCAAATCCTCGGTGGGTGCGGTGCTGCCGCTCACAGAGGCCGTGAACCCGGTTCCTGGCGCGCCGCAAGCCCCGCTCGCCGGGGGCAAAACTATCGAGCAAGCCATCCTGGAAGCGTCTCAAGCCAGCCGCTCGCGTGGCGCCCAATACTAACCTCTCGCCCAAACACCTCTCTCCCTAAATGGCTTTTACTACCAATGCGGCGCTAAACCAAAGCACCGCTATTTCTATCCCGCAGGCGGACACCGCCTACCTGGATATTGACTTCTTCATCAAGCGCCCCGACCTGCTGGGTAAGGTGTTTGACTCGTGGGACAATAAGGGCTTCGTGGATATGCTGGCACTGACCGGCCGCGAAGAACTGATTACCAGCGAGACGTTCTCGAACTACGAAAGTGGCTTGCTGCCGCGCTCGGTGTCGTTCGCTACCGTTACCTCGGCTACGGCTGGTGGGGCTGTAGTAACGCTCACGGGCGACAGCATGACGACCGTAAACAGCGCCACCGGCCCTGTGTCCCGCTCGCCGCTCAAGGAGAACGACATTATCAAGTTGCCCGGCCGCCAGGAAGCGTTCGTGCAAATCAAGTCGAGCGTGAACGGTGGGGCCTCAGGTGCTGCCACGACCTACACGCTGGTTAAGAGCGATAACAGCTCGGACGCCGCCTTTGACCTCGGCGCCTACCTCACGTCGGTTGCCGGCTCGGGCCAGCGCTTCGCCATCACCTCGGCTGCCTTCTCGGAGGGCTCGTACGAAGCCCTGGAAGGCGTAGAAACCCCGATGGTGCGCTACACCGGCCAGCTCCAAATCTGCAAGACTCACTCGGAGATTACGGGCTCGGCCGCTGGCGACCGCTTCGAGATTCCGCTGGCGAACAGCAACGGCTCGAACTACTGGTACAGCAAGCAGCGCATCGAGCAGGGCCTGAACCACCGCATGAACGAGGGCCTGCAAATGCTCACCGGCAAAGGCGGCAACTTCATCGACAAGAACGGCAAAAAGGTCAAGACTTCGATGGGTCTGGAAGGCTTCGTGCGCAGCTACGGCAACGTGTACGACTACGCCAGCACCGGCTTTACGGCCGCCGACCTCGACGCGCTGACCGCCCGCATCAAGACCATCATGGGCGGGACGGAGTACCAGTGGATTATGGGCTCGGACCTCTACCGCCAGGTGGCTTCGGTTATCCGCACCCTGCCCGGCCTGCAAGGCGGTGCCATTCGCTACGACATGTTCGGCAAGTCGGACGCCTCGGCCAAAGCCCTCGACCTCGGCTTTAACTCCATCATCTGGAACGGCATCACCCTCCACTTGCAGGAGAGCCCCGTGTACAACCACCCCGAGCTGCTTGGCCTGGCTGGCTACAACTACACCAAGCAAGGCTTCCTGATTCCTGGCGCCAAAACCCGCATCACGGGTTCGGACAACGGGGTGAGCACGCCGCTGATGGGCAACATGGGCGCCGACGCCGACTCGCTGCGGATTCGCTATAAGCAGGACATTAACGGCCGCTCGCGCCGCTACTTCTCCTACGACCGCGACATTACCACGACCGGCTTCGACACGACCAAGCACGAAATCATCTCGCATTGCGGCCTGCAAATGGTTGGCCTACGCCGCTTCATCCTGGTTCAAATGGGCGCCTAGTGCGCTAACTATATAGTACCTGCACTTGGTTGGAACCCCGGCGGAGTAGTGCCCGCCTCAAGGAAAGCCCCGCTGATTTTCGGCGGGGCTTTTTGCGTGCTGCGATTGTCTGAAATTTAGTTACCCATTCCCTGCGAAACGCAGGGAATTATCGGGAATTTGCAGTAACTTGCAAAAAGCAAACCTTTCCCCAACCGCCCATGCAGCAACTTGCCACCGGCCTTACCCCCGCGCTGGAAACCATCTTTGATAAATTCCTGGATGAAAACCCCCAGCCCTACTTTAGCTTCCGAACGCTCGATGCCAACAAGGCGACGATGCCCGTCGTTGGGCCGGAAGGCAACGTAACGTCCCTACCCGTGAACGCCGCCCGCATCCTGCCCGGCCGCACGAAGATTCGCACGGCGGGCGGCAAGCAAGTCTGGCTGCTCTACTCGGTGGAGGAGCAAACCGTGGAGCACCAAGGCGTGACTTCCGTTGTGGGCAAGCCCGAGCCCATTGCCTTCGAGCCCAAGGATTATTGCATCTTGGCCGTGCGCCGCGACGACCGCGAAAAGCTGGTGCGCCTGCTGTTCAGCGACGAGTGCCGCAACAGCCTCAACCCTGACAAGCGCCGCCCCGACCAGGGCGAAGTGTACGAATTGATTGAGCCCGCCAAAACCGCCGAGCAACTGGTGGTGAGCAAGGAGAAGGTGCTGGATGCCCAAATCGCCGTGCGCCAGGCCGCCGACAGCGAATTGAAGCTGGCCTGTGAGCGCCTGAGCCTCGCTGTGACCGACGACCGCAACCTGAACGCCGCCTCGCTCTACGACGCTGCCAGCGCCGACCCGGCCGCCGTGCTGCGGGTGCTGAGCGACGAGTGGGACAAGACCACGGCCCTGGTGCGCGACCTGACCACGTCCTGCGTGATTGAGTTCGACGCTGCCGAGCGCAAGTACCTCACCACCCTCGACCGCAAGGCAATCTTGAATGTGCCCACGGGCAACTTCGAGCAAGCCCTGATTAAGCACCTCTCCGACACGCAGGGCCAGAACCTCAAGCGCACCCTCGGCCGCCTGCTCGAAGAAGCCAACAAGAAGAAAGGCAAGAAGTAACCCCCAATCCAACCACCATGCAATACACAGCCGAAGGCAAGTTTGCCACCGAAGAAGAAGCCAAAACCGACCTCGACACCTGCGGCTATGCTGGCAAGTGGGCAAGCGCAAAACGTGGACTTGCAAGCGAGAGGCCCCACCTAAGCGGGCCCGCCTATTGGGATGCCGTGCGCCTCTACTTTCTTGAACTCGGCGGGTGCTGGCTCTCGCAGCGCACCACGCCCGCGCCGGCTGCACCGCTCACCCCATTGCAGCAGCGTATGGCTGTACAGGCCGCTGCCATAGCAGCATCGCGCCAATCCTATACGCCGCCACAAAAAGTACGCTTCGCTTAATTAATAGCCCTTGCCTAAGTTCGTCTACGACCTCGTTGAAAAAGCCGCCCTGCAAGCCACGATGCAGGGCGGCTACGTGGCGAAGGAAGAAATCGCTACGATGCTGGGCACCGCCTCGCTAGAGCTATTCAACCACTTCCTCGGCCGTAGCGACGAGCGCAAGCCCGGCCCGCACCTCGGCCTGAACACGCGCAGTCAGCAAGCCCTCGCGCCCTTTGTGCGGCGCCAGCAGTACAGCGAGAACCCCACGGGCGACCAGTTGCCCATGACCACGGGCCAATTCACCCTTCCCGCTGATTGCGCCTACGTGGAGTACTACGACCTGCCGGGGGCGGACACCGTGCGCCAGGTATCGGGCTTTGCCCTGCGCATCGCCCGCGCCGACGTGGTGAACGGCCCCACCAAGCTCAACCCGCTGGTGACGACCGTGGAGAACGGCGACATTCAGATTTACCCCGCCGAAACCGACCACGGCACGGTGCAATACATCGCCCTGCCCCCGGCGCCCGTGTATGCCGAAAAGCTGGACGCGGATAACAACCTCGTGTATGACGACACGGCCAGCGTGGACGTGGGATGGGGCCGGGAACACGAACCCGACCTGCTCGAACGCACCCTGCGCCTGCTGGCGCAAGCCACCCGCGACAGCCAGCTAGCCGGTACGGCGGGCGCCCTCACCCAAGAAAACTCTTAACCCCAACCAGGTATGCAACTAATTTCAAATATTCCGACTGGAAGTAACATCTTCCTAGTTCACGAGAATCAGTCCAACCGCATTTTGCTGGCCTACAGCTTACAAGACATTGCGGCTGACATTATGCCCGAAGCAAAGGAGCGGCTCTTGACAGGCATCACAAACTTGCTCAAGGAGGAGATTCTAATAAAAGCCAACTCGATACGCTCAATAAGCTGCACCCATCAGCAGGTGAGAGAGTCAAATCACCTGCACAACGCCGCTCTGGCTGAAACCGACAACACCCGAATCGGCTAGCCATGACTGACAACCTAGCTCACGCCATAGAAGTGGCAGTTGAAAATGACGACTTCGCGGGTGCTAGCGCCCTGCTAGAAGCGGCCAAAAACAAACCGCTGGTATTTGAGGCGAATGAAGTGCTGACCCAAGAAATACTCGACGCACTAAACCGCTACTAATGCAACCCGACTACCCCCGCGACTTCCTAGCCCGCCCTGCTGCCGATAGGACAGACGTGGCCGCCCGTCAGATTCTCAATATCCTGACGGGCGGGCAACCCACGGCCGACGCGGCAATCAGCCTCGTGGAGTGCAAGCTGGCCTACGTGCAGGTGCGGCAGTCGATGCAGGGCGAGATTGACCGCCTGAACTCGGAACGGCTCTACAAGGACGCGGAGGAACGCCGGGCGTTTGACAAGGCCGAATACCTCACCGACCTCGAAGCCATCTACAAGCTGGGCGGCACCTCGGACGACCATATCGTGACGCTCACCGACTGGCCGGTACTCTACGACGAGCGCCAAGAGTTGTATTACTCGGTGCTGCCCGACAACTACGTGAACGCGAAGAAGTACCAGAACCTACCGGGCGAGGAACAGATTCGCAGCGTTGAGCCCATGCGCTACGCTGAGCGCCGCCTTCGCTCGTATCGGGTGCTGGCGGCCGGTGAGCGCCGCCTGTTGCGCGGCTTGCAGGGCCACATCGCCGCTGAGCGCGAGGGCGCCCGCATCCTCTACTACCCCGAGCTGGGGCAGAAGGTGGTAGACAAAACCCTGCTCATCAAATTCGTGCTGCGCCCCGTGCGCGACCAACTGCCTGCCCCCGGCCTGTTGCTCGACGCGCAGGACGACATGATTATTCCGAAGGCTGTGGCCCTGCTCACCCGCCGCGCCCCGGTTGATTCCAAGAACGACGCTAACCCCACTTTGTAATGAAGCCTAACCAAGAACTAGAGGACGTTATCGCCATCATGGACTTACTGTTTCACAAATGAGCCGCACGACAAAAGCTAAGCTAACGGGGGCTAAAGCAGTAGCGCACTCTTGCCGCAATAACGGCACCTGCGCTTGGTGTACCACGGCGCGGACTATTTCATCACTACGGCAGCTAGACGCTACGGCGGAGAAGCTAAGTGAAGCCAAAACGCAATAAATGCCCCAATCCTACACCACCGTTGACGCCGTAATTACCCAAGCCTGCCACAAGCTGGGCGATACGGGGATGCGCAAGTACGGCCAACTGCTCGCCCACGCCCTGACGTGGTTTCAGGCCGACTACAACGCTGAAAGCGGGCAGACCATTCGCACGGTGCGCCTCGACGTCGGGCCTGACCGCACGGCCAACCTACCCGACGACTACCTAGACTTCGTGGTGGTGGGCCGCCCCTACGGCGATAGAATCCGCACGCTGGCCCACAACCCTAAGCTAAGCCCGCTGCCCGCCACAGAGCCCTGGCTTGACCGCTGCGCCCTCGATGCCGTGCCGCAGGACTGGTGGCCGTGCTACGAGTACGCGGGGTGGGAGGGGGGCACCCTCTGCGGCTACGGGTGGGGTGAATACCGCGAGGAATTTACCATTGACCTGCACGAACGCACGCTGCGCCTCTCGTCGCTGCTGGGCACCGAGGAACCGCTGTTCTTTCAGTACATAAGCAACGACCTGAACCCCGGCAAGCCCACGCCGCTACACCCAGCCTACGCCCTGTCGCTGGAATACTGGCTACTCTGGCAAATGGCCCTGCGCCCACCCGCGCAGAACCTCTCCAACGCCCGCGAATACGAACGGCTCTACTACAAGGCCAAAGCCCGTGCTAAAGCGCAGCTAGACCCCTTCTCCTACGCCGACCTGAACGCAATCATTCGCCAGTCTTACAACCAAATCCGCTAGCAAGTGAAGTCGCACGAGCTGTTTGAGTTGCTGCAATGGGTGAAAGGCCAGGCTGAACACGCGGTAGAGCGGGCAGACTTCTTTGCAGGCAAGAGCACCGCATCCTACGCCCGCACGGCCGCAAAGAATTGGCAGGGCTGGGCAGAAAAACAAGCTCTTGTCTGCGAGGCTCTACAGGAGCTAATGGGCATTCAGAATTTCGATGTGATTAAGGGCGAAGAAAGGCATGAAAATCCGCTTTATGTCGGAGAAACCAGCACGCGCCCAAGCATGATGTTTTGGTCCCTCGAATACAATTGGGATAAAATAGGGCTAGAAGAATTGGAGGGGCGTTTAACCTATGTGCGTGAGTGCAAAAAGCGCCAGATACTACACTTCGCTCAGCAAGAACTAATTGATGCCGACTAGTCGCCACACCTTCGCCCGCCTCGACACCGACACTGCTGCCAGCGCCAAGCCGGCCAGCTCGTTCGACGCGGCCCTGAACATCGCCCTCGAACCCGGCTACGTAACCGCTGTAGCTGGGAACGTAGCGGTGGGCTACGACCTGCCCCCCACGGGCACGAACAGGCGGCTGGGGGGCTTCGCAGATGGCAGCACGGGCGCGGTGGTATCGCTGCTCTACAACTCGTCGGGCCGGCACCGACTGGTGCGCTACGACCCGCTGGGCAACGGCGGGGCGGGCAGTGAAACCACGCTGCTCGAATGGGGCGGCCTGAACCTGTCACCTGACCTAGTGCCGCAGGGTGGGATTGTGGACGGACTGCTTACCTACCTCGGCGCCGATGGGCTGCTGCGGAGCGTGAACCTAGAGCGGGTAGCGGCGGGCTTCTACACCCCGGCGCTTCTCGCGGCGGAGCCCTTTTGCCTGCACGAAGTAAAGCCGCCGCCCACCGTGAACGCGCCTACGGCCGTGCGCCGGGTGGGCACGGGGGGCGACCCCCGCGAGAACCTGCGCATCATTCAGCCCAAAGCCTACCAGTTCGCGTGCCGCTGGCATTTCCTCGACGGGGAGGTGTCGGTGCTCTCGCCCTTCTCGCCGTGGCTGGACGTGCTGGAAGACCCCGCCACGACGACCTACAACTACATCACCGTCACGCTGCCGCCCGCCCCGGCCGGGGTGTCGTCGGTGGAGGTGCTGACCCGCAACCCCGACACCGATGGCTGGCTAGGCTGCGAAGAACTGACCCGCACGGCCAGCGGCTTGCCCGCCAGCTACAACTTCTACGGGGTGCTGAACGGCACGGCCCTCACGGCGGCCGAAGCCATCCGTCTACACGAAGCCGAGTGGCCCGGCCGCGTGGCTGGCATTGCCCACAGTCGGGCGTTTAAGGCTGACCTGCTCGAAGGCTACGTGACGCCCGAGCCGGCCTTTACGGCTACTGTCACCACGGGCAACAGCGGCACGGTGGCGACTGACACGTACAAGCTGGTGGTAGAGTACTTTGAGCCCGGCCCGCCCTCGCAAAATGGCGAGCCGGTGCCCGATATTATTTCCAGCCAAACCAACTACTTCCTGCTCGCTTCGGGCACTTACCCCGAGCCCACCTCACAGTACAACCCCATTGTTACCCGCAACGACGGGGGGCAGACGCGCTACACAGCCCGGCGCGATGTGACGCTGAGCTACGCCGACGCCTTCGCCGTTGGCCCACGGGAGACGTACCGCGAGGTGACGATTGAGCGCCTGGCGCTCTCCGATGGCACGAACGATTTGACGACCTTCCACGAGAACAGCAGCTACCGGGTCGCCGTGCAGTTCTACGATGCGCAGGGCAAGGCGGGCGGGGTCAGCAAGGCGGTGAGCGTGTTCGTGCCCAAGCGCGAGAAGGGCGACCAGAACTATCGCAGCATTTTAGCCAGTCTCACCACCACCGACTTGGCCGCCCTGAACGCGGAGATTCCGGCATGGGCATACTCCTACCAGTTCATGGTCGCCCGCAACGACCGCACGCTCTACTTCTTGCAGGGCCAGGCCGCCGACTGCTTCGGCTACCTCGGCCACACGATTGAGGTAAAAAGCGACGGGACACGGGTAGAGAGCGAGAAGCTGGTGGACATTATCCACAACGCCCACCAAAAGGTGTGGGTGGATATTGGCAACTTCCCAGCGGCCGGGCAGGGCTACGTGTGGCAGCCGGGCAGCGGCGACGTGCTGCGCTTTCTCAACGAGGACAAGGAGTTTATCATCACCAACCAGGTGGGCGACTACCTCGAAGTGCAGTGGGATGGCTACCCCAACCTGAGCGTCGATGCCACCGGGCAGACCGTGGCCCGCATTGAAATCTACTCGCCCAACACCACCCAAAGCGCCCTGTTCTACGAGCGCGGCCCGCGCCTGGCTATTCAGCGCACGGGCGCCGGGGAGAGCGAGCAGCGGTCTTATTCGCAACCGCAAGTGCTGCTAGAGGGCGATTGCTTTCTAGTGAGCCTGCGCTTCCCGCAACTCGACAAGGGGCGCGACAAGGACAACGACGAGAACTACCAGCCACCCAACAGGAAGTCGTGGCTTTCGGGCACGAGCGATTGGGTGGTGCTAGTGGAAAGCATGGTGCCGCCCTTCCGGCTGGCCCCGGCCACGACCACGACCAGCACCATCTACGAGAAGCGCGAGAAAGGCGGCTTCTTTAGCAACCTGGTGAGCAACCCGCTGAACCTGATTGTGCCCGTTTTGGGCGTTATCAGCAGCATCGACTACCTCACCACCGACGAACCCAAGACGCCCGCTAATTCCGCGGCCACGACGGTAAACGCCGGGCGCACGGCCGCGAACTTCACCTGGCTGGATATGAGCTTCGGCGGGCGGGCCGGGGCGCAGGTGCCGGCTGCGTTGCAGCAGGTACGCCGCGAAAAGACCATTCGCTTCTCGGGCGTGAAGGTAGCGGGTACGCTGCTCAACGGCCTGAGCCAGTGGGAAGCCCTGAGCCAGTACGACGAACTGCCGCAGGAGCAGGGGGCCGTAACGAGCCTCACCGTAGCCGACCAGACGCAGACCGATGGCAGTATTTTGCTCGCCACCCAGCAGCGCGGCTCGGTGAGTTTGAGCCTTGGCCGCCAGCAGGTGCAAACCGCCGATGGGCAGGCGCTGCTTTCCATTAGCAAGCAGGTAATTGGCAGCAGCAACGCCCTGCGCGGGGGCTACGGCTGCACCGACCAGGGCAGCGTCGTTGCCTACGCGGGCAAGGTATTCTACTACTGCCGCGAGCGCCACGAACTGGTGCGCTACGACCGCAACGGCAACTCGCCGCTGGGCCTCACCTACAAGGCCCGTACGCGCCTGGCGGAACTGGCCGCCCGGTACGCGGGCGCCGTGGTGCGCGGCTGCTTTCACCCCTACATCGACCGCAAGGAGTACTGGCTGACCTTCGAGCCGGTGGGCGAACTGCCGGGCACGACGCTCGTGTATTCCGACCTCTACGAAGCATTTGCCGACGAGCTGAGCTACGCCCCCGAGGCAGGCTTAGCGGCCGGCGCCGAACTGCTTACCTGGCAGGCGGGCACGCTCTACCGCCACACCCCCGATGCCCCAGCCGCCACCTTCTGCGGGGCTTACACGCCGCCCACCCTCACCTTCACCGTGGCCCAGCCAGCGGGCGTTGCCAAGCAGTTCAAGGACGTGGGCGTGGAGAGCCGCTCGCTGTGGCTGCCCACGGCCACAGCCACCGATACGCAGCTTAGCAGCCTCATGCGTAGCGGCTGGTTCACCTACCGCGAAGGCATCTGGCGCGGTGGGCAGCGCAGGGCGACCAACACGCCCGGCTTTGCGACGCCCTTCCACGCCCTCGACCGGGGCAACCCCCTGGTAGGCGCCGCCCAAACCATCACCCTCACCGCCCCCGAGGGTGCCGCTGGCCTGGTTGCCTGCCAGGTGTCGTGGCTGCCGCGCTCGGGGCAAGCAATGGGCGCCTAATGCACCTCACCGCCACCCCCTGCCCGCAAGCTGAATGGCCCGCCGCGATTGCCGCCGTATTTCGGGACGATACGCTGCTGCTCAACTACTACCACGTTGCCGCGCCCTGCGCGCTGGCGAGTGCCGTGGCTGATAGCTACTGCGCGCTGAAAGAGAATGCGGCGCCCGATTTTGTACTGTACGCTCTGCGCGAGCGCGGGCACCTGGTTGGCATGATAGGGGTGGAGCTGGAAAGCAACTGCCTCGTCACGTTCGGGCTGAACCGCTCGCACCGCACGGCCGAGGGCGTCACGGCACTGTCCCTAAAAATCCGTACCTTGCTAAATGTCAGGCAGCCTATTTACTGCCTGCTGTACAAGCGCAACCAACCCGCCCGCAAGTTTCTGCGCCGCATGGGCTTCACGCCCTCGCACGCCCCGCTGACGCACCCAACCACCAGGCAAACCGTCTTTCTCTACACCCTTTACCCCGCTACCCGATGCCCGCAGGTGGATTCGCAACCATAGCCGCCCTCGGGGCCGTAAGCGCCGCCCCCAAACTACTCGCTTCCTGGAGCCAGAGCCGGGCGAGTCAGAAGCTCAAGCTGCAAGACACGCGCCCCGCCTCCTTTCTCGAAAAGCAGCAGCTCGCCCGCCAGGCGGCAGCAGCCGGTGCCCTGCCGGGCCAGGCGATGCAGCAAGCCCGCCTCGGCATGGTGCAGAACGGGGCGCTGCAAAGTGCCCGCCTCGGGGCGGCCAGCGGCAGTGACTTCCTGGCAAGCGCCGGGGCAGCCGATGCGCGCCGCATGAGTGGCGAGCAGCAGCTTGGCACGCAGTTCGGCCAGTACACCGACCAGGCACGCCAGCGCCTCGGGCAAGTGCTCGACCAGGACGCTGCCTACCGCACCAAAGACCTCGACACCTTCAACCGCACGAAGGCAGCCCTCACGCAGAGCGCGGCCGAAAACCTCGACAACGGGCTGGGTACGCTTGCCTCCTACGGGGCGCAGGGCGTGAACATGGGCCTTGCGAGCAAAGCCGCTGGGGCGATGGGTGGGGTGGGCGCCACTAGCCCCTATGCCTCGCCCTACGCGCCCGACCTCTACCCGCAAACGGGCGGCGCCTACTTGCCCGGCCAAGTAATGGGCCTGAACCGCCCGCGCTACAACTCACGCCTCGGCTACTAGCATGGGACAGCTTTACCACGGCCACCGCATCTACATTGACGAGGACGACCGCGAGGTTATCCGGCCCGTTTCCTTTCTGTGGGATAACGTGCTGGACCTCGGCGGCAGCAAGGGCGTCGGGCTGAACTTCAAGAACAGGGAGCCCAAGACCTACGTAACCTTTCCCAACAGCCGGGGCATGTGGATTCTGGCCCCCATTAGCAAAATGCGCCACCTGTGGAGCGCCTACCTCGGTGACGAGGTAGAACTAGATTTTTCCATCAACCTCAACTAACCCCGCTTTATGCCCAAGCAAAACCGCCCCGCCGCCGAACCCATTGTGACGCCCCACGACCCCGCCAATGATGGGCAAACCCCCAGCGACCCGGCCAACAGCGGCGACGCTATCAATACGCCCGAGGCCACCGAAACCCCCGAGCTGCAAAGCGACCTCGACAGCATCGTGGACGCCGTAGCGGGCAACGCCCCCGCCGATGGTACGGTGAGCGTGGACTTCGGCAAGGCGGGCAAGCTCACGGGCTGCCTCGTGCTGAATCACGCCCCTGGCGCCGACTACGCCGCCGACCAAGTGCTGAGCGTACTAGTACCCACCGAGGCCGGCTATGCCTCCATTCACGTCGAGGGCCGCTACCTGACCGCCGCCTAGCATGAGCGACATTGACGTTGGCTGAGTAAAGCTCGCCGCAAGATTCACCTCCAATTAGTTGCGCAACTAGTTTACTATAAGCCCCTGCTACACAGTAGGGGCTTATTTGTGCGGGCTTTGTAACTTGCTATCACACCCTCCCCGCCCGCAAGCTATGAATGGCCAGATTGCCCCCAACGGCTTCAAAACCGTTGGCAACATCACCTACCTCTACGTGTACCTGCCCCTCGACGGGCGCAGCCTCGTAGCCCGCAAACAGCCTTATTCGGGCGGGATGCTAATTGACTACGCCACCATTAAAAACGAGGACTTTGACGCGGCACTGGCGGCGCCGGAAAAGCTCGAATACAAGCGCGGCACTGACCTCGACGCCAACCTAGGCGTACTGTTCAACCAACTCGGCACGGTGAACGCTGCCACGGGTGTTTCCAGTACCGTCACCGACCCGACCGACCGGCCGGGCCGACTGCTCGGGCACGTCACGGTGGATAACTTCCCAACTAACTGGACGGGCGGCAGCGCCACGGCGGGCGCCACCGACGTATCAGCCCTCGCTAAAGATGCGACGCTCACCGATGGCACGCAGAAGGCGCGGGTGACTAACTGGCCGGCTACCCAACAAGTGGGCGGGTCGGTAGCGGTCAGCAACTTCCCCGCGCCCGTAACGTCGGTGAGCGTGTCAAACTTGCCCACCACGCAGGCAGTTAGCGGCAGCCTGAGCATAAATAACTTCCCGGCGCCCGTAACCAGCGTGCAGGTGTCTAATTTGCCCGCTACGCAGCCCGTGAGTGGGCCGCTGACCGATGGACAGCTTCGCAGCGCGCCCGTGGCCGTAGCGGGCGATTTTTACCCCGACACGCAGCAGGTCAGCATCGCGGTAATGCCCACCACGCCGGTAACGGGCAACTTCTACCCGGCCGTGCAAGCGGTGTCTGGCCCGCTGACGGATAGCCAACTCCGCGCTGCACCCGTGGCTGTCAATGGCACCGTGATTGTAGCGAACCCCACCAGCCCCACCGATGTATCGGCGCTGGCAAAGGACGCGACACTGACTAGCGGGGCGCAGAAAACACAGGTCACCAATACCGTGCCCGTCACTGGCCCCCTCACCGACACCCAGCTTCGGGCTACGGCCCTGCCAGTTGCCGGCGACTTCTACCCGGCTACGCAGGCAGTGAGCATCGCCACGATGCCGACTACGCCCGTGGTGGGCACGTTCTGGCAGGCCACGCAGCCCGTTAGTGCCGCCAGCCTACCGTTGCCCGCTGGTGCAGCCACCGAAGCGACGCTGGCCGCCATAAAAGCCAAGACGGACAATATCGACGTGCTGCTTTCGACGCGCACCAAGCCAGCCGACACGCAGAAAGTGGATGGGAGCGGGGTAACGCAGCCAGTGAGCGCGGCGGCCTTGCCCTTGCCAGCCGGGGCATCTACGGCGGCCCTGCAAACAAGCATGGGGGCGCAACTGGCTGCGCTTGTCACAAACTCCCCGACTCTGGTGAGCGGGCGGCTGCCCGTGGACATTGGCGGGGCTACCGTCACGGCCAGCTTCGCGCCCAAGACCAGCGGCGGCGTGTCGGGCAAGCTCACCCTGGCTAATGGCGTGTCAGCTACCCCCACGGTGGTAAAGGCCACGGCCGGGCAAGTGTACCACCTGTTCGCGGGCAACACGTCCAGCTCGGCCGTGTACGTGAACCTCTACGACAAAGCCACTGCCCCCGCAGCCGGCGACACGCCGAAGGAAATGTACCTAGTGCCCGCTGGCGGGACGCTCAGCCGTGACTTCGTGCTGGGCAGTCAGTTCACCAACGGCATTGGCCTCGCCATCACCTCGAACATCTCGCTGCTCGGCTCACTGACCGGCTTGCTAACGGCCAATGTGGTAATTGTGACCGTTCACTACGCCTAGACCTTACCACTTCGGTAAGGTTAGTTTACCGAAGTGGTAAGGTTTGCTGCGATTGTCCGAAAATAAAAGAGTGATTCGCTGCGATTGTCTTTATTATTTAAGAAATATGCAGTACATTTGTAAAAGAACACGAGGGCATTCGTGTTGCAGAGACATAACAAGTAGAACAAACCGGTCAGCCGGGATGGGCTCATCCCCCTGCTACTTGCCAGCCCCCGCAACGGAATGCCCTCCGTTCGGGGGCTTTTTGTTGTACTGCGGTTCGCGCCATGAAACAACAACCGGCAATGAAAGCCCCATTTGGCCTGCTCATAGTCTTGTGAACCGTCTAGCGTGATGCCGAATCGGAGAGCATGGGGTAGGTGGAGGCAATGTGATGAGCTAGGGGACGCTTCACAAACTCCCTGTACACGGACAAGACGCACCGGCTCCGGAAGCATCTTCTTAGTGCAGCAGAAAAAACGCCTAACTCCGTAGCGGTAGCTAATGGGGGAAGGGGGCGCTTTTTCTGCTGTTCCGAACTTCAACAACACACTCTCCATAAGCAGTCTTGTTATGATAACGGTTTGCAACAAGCACTACCACACAAAAACAGCCGCAGACCAATACGTAGGACGAGGCAATGTGCTGGGCAACCCATTCACGCACAAAGCAGGCACCCTAGCAAAGTTCATTTGCAAAGACCGCGACGAGGCTGTGAATAGCTACCGTACCTACCTGCTCGAAAAGCTGGCCGCCAAAGACCCCGAAATCTGCGCTGAAATGAATCGGCTCTACAAGCTGGCAAAAGCTGGCGATTTGAATTTAGTGTGCTACTGCGCGCCTCAGCGCTGCCACGCTGACATTCTAAAGGAAGTACTCGAATCAAAAATTAATGGTTGAAGCGGAGCAAAGCGAGCATTCAACAAAAACCTTTTAACCGATAGCAAAATGATTGACCGATTGTTGAAAGAACTGCCCGAGGTTGATGTGGTGATTGTTCACATCGAAGGCGCGTATCAGCAACTTGTTTATGGACTAAATGAGTGGCGCGAGCAAGGCGGCTGGCTCGGATTCCTAAAAAAGAATCATGTCTCTATCCGTCAGGTAAAAACAGAGCGGGCTAGAATGTCGGCTTTTGACTTTGCGAAAATGGGTGATTTTGCCGGTTGATTATGCCACACGAAACCTATTGGGCGCCCTACCCAGCCCTAATGTCGCGACTAGGATTTGAGCGGCAGTCGAGGTGCGGCCGGCAGTGGGTGAAGAAAAATCCTGACAACCCCGCTTCCCCCGATTTATTTATTGGGGAACTACCACGGCAGACCCTGCCGAACTTTCCTGCAAAGAAGGCCCCTACATTGTTTTTAGGGGCGAATTGCAATCTGAGGAAGAACTTATTACTCTCTTACGACAAATCAGGTGGACATGAGCAAGCCAATCGTATACATTGAGCGCCACCCCGACGAACCGATGGGGGAGTGGGCACTTGCCGCGTGGCAAGGCTTTAAGTGGGATGGGTATGAAGTGCGCTTTGCCTTTCCCTTGCAAGAGGACTTGGCAAAGGGGAAAGGGGGCTGGAGTGGATATTACGACTACCCCACCGCTGAAATAATCCGCCTTATGCCCGACCGCCCATTTGTTGGGTCAGTCACTACTACTATGCGGCTTTTCCAGTACTGGAATCGGCAGGTGCCCAAGCCCCTGAACGTGCCCGATGAGCTGCTGGCCTTCGCGGGTCGGCCGATTGAGCGCCTGCGGCTGGAAGATGCGCTGCTGCGAATGGAGGCCGACCACCGCCCGCAGTTCATCAAGCCCGCCGACGAGGCCAAGCTGTTCACGGGTGGGGTCGTGGCAACGCCCGCGCACGTCGCCTTTCTCTTTGCCGACCTGCACCCCGACACGCCCGTACTGCTCTCTCCCGAGATTAACCTGGTGACAGAATACCGGGTGTTCGTGAACCGTGACCGCGAGATTGCCGCCATGCGCCACTACTTGGGCGACCCCTTCGTGCGGCCGAGTAAGCTGTTCATTCGCAAGATGATTGACAGCTACACCGCCGCCCCGCGCTGCTATGCGCTCGACGTGGGTGTGACTGCCTCGGGCAAAACCGTTGTGGTCGAGTGCAACGACATGTGGGCCTTGGGGACATATGGAATGGACCCGGCAGCCTACTCTCGAATGCTGGCCCAGCGCTGGCACGAAATGATAACCAACCTTAAATAACACCATCTATGCCATACGAACAAACAGATGACGCGCAAGCCAAGGAATTGCTGGCAGAGTTGGAAAAGAAGGTTGACGAGACGCGAGTGCTAGTTCACCAACCTACTACCATCAATCTCTGCCCTGAGCATAATTACGAGCTAGCCATGCTCTTGGACGCAATGTATCAAACCTCGCAGAAGTAAGCCATGAAACACCTCTTTCGCTTTATCTGGTGGGGAGCCCTCGGCGGCGTCACTCTCGCCTGTATGGCCGTTTTCTACATAGCCATGCGCTTCCTGATTTACCCGCTGTGGAATTTCAGGGCGTGGCGAGACGCTGAACACCCCGACCACATTGTGCTGAGCGACTTCCGCTCGTTTCCCGCCGAAATCTGGCAGCGCATGATTGGCAAATACACAGAGCCCAAACTTAAATAACTTGCTTCATGAACGCTGACCAACTAACTGCACTTGCCATTGCCGCAGCACCGCCTTCAAGCAGTGGTGATAGCTACTGCTATACGGCGATTGATGCACAAGAAATTTACGAGCAAGCCTTTATGAAGGCTGTCAGAATGATAAGTAGCCAAGGCGACCGCCTCGTGATAAATGGAATGGTGCCAACCGAAGATGAGCTATTTAACCTTCTGACAGTCGAATAACCATGAACAGCATCTACCACTGCCTCGGCTTCTTCGTATTTTGGGGCTCAGTCATTATTGCCGCCTACTTCGGCGGCCTCGTTACGTGGGAGGCCGGCTGGTTCTTCCCCGTGCGGCGCAGAATAAAGCACCTGATAATCGCCTTCAAACTCATCTTCACCAACGAGCGGGTGTTGCTCGGGCGCAATTACTGCCGCACCATGATAGCGATTGCTAACGGTCACAAGTGGGCAGGCTGGGAGCGCGACGTACTGGCTGCCCTGATTAAGCGCGCCCGCAAAAACAACTTCACACCCCTCAGCTAGCCATGAAAAAAGCGCAACCCCACGCCATGCCACCCGCCAGTCTGAGCGAGCTGGGTTACCTAGCCTCGCTGGCCCCGCGATTCTTTCGGGTGGTGAAAGATTTTGAGTCCTACGCGGAGCATAATAAAAGCGGCTACGGCCACGCTGACTACTTGCGGGCCGGCGATGTGATGCTAGCTGGCGGTAGCGTTCACCAAACAAAGGTTCGCATCGCTACGCCCACCAAGCGAACGCATTATTGCCTGCTGGGCCACGGCGTAACCGCAGACTACCGCGCCGATGGCGCTATTCGCCCACTCACCCGCAAAGAGTTCCTGGCGGTTATTCCGCACATGACGAGCCTTATCTGGTTCTCGGAGGGCCAGTACGAGTTGCGTAACATGATATGCCGCTTGCTGCTGACGGAGGGCGGCGAAGAAGAGGCACAGAAACTGATTGCTAAATACTACTAGCCATGCACCTCTCATCTGACGTTCTTCCCCGGCCAACGGCCAAGCTAGCAAAGCATAAGGGCTTTACTCATCGACCAGTTCGAGCAAATCAACTAGCGCAGTGGTTGCGCAAATTCCACGACCTGCACGTAAACGTTCAGCACAACATGCACTATGCCTGGCAGGTGCAGGTGCAAGACATTAAGGGATATGATGGTACTGAGCGCACGATTGATGGCATGTGGCTAGCCAATGATTACCCCACCTATGAAGAAGCATTGGAGGCCGGCTTGCTACACGCGCTAACCCAACTGCCCGCTAGCCATGCGTGAGCCACAGGAATACATCGAGGCCGCTTGGCAGGAATACCCCGAAGATTGGCCGCAGGGTGGAATCACCCACATTCCCATTGCCCAAGCTACGCGAGCTATTGAGGCGGCGCTAGCTGACGCGGAGCGCTACAAAGACCTGCTGCTGCGGGCTATCCGCAACAACTCAACTCCACCCTCGCTGCTTCTTCCACAGAGTGATAGCGATGAGCAGCAGGGCACAACACGCTAGCTGCCACGGCAGGGCGGTCAGGGCGTAGGGGTCGAAGAAGGCCAGCAGCAGGATGACTAGTAGCACTAGTTGCACCAGCGAGAGGAGGGTGGGCAGGATACGCATACGGAGCGGGTTGCTGCGCGTGAATATACTGCCCCCTTCTTCGTACCTTGCAAAAAGCAACACGCAGTAACTTATGGCAGAAGGAATACCCGGCTACAACCACTGCAAAAAGGCCCCGCACAGTGCGGGGCCTTTTTGTTTAGGCAGCCTCTCTTGGGTGCATAGTCTTGTAGAAGTAAGACAGTGACCGCCCCCCTGGCACTAACGAGGCTATATCATTTTCGTGTAACAGGGTCAGCTTATTGCCTAGCGCTCTGAATAATTTGTGCTTTTCTAATTGGTCTTGCTTTTGGTGCCCCTTTACTTCAATCCACTCATTAGTTAGCGGCAGATAAAAGTCAGGGCAATACCGACACTTTGGGGTGAAACAAAACCACTTGGGCTCGAATTGGAATGGAGTGCCATTTTCAATAAGGTGCTGAGCATAGATGAACTCAAAGCCTGACCTGAATTTAAGTAGCCGACCTTTGTGCGTAATGTGCCAGCGCGTGCGGTCGTCATTTTTTAGGCGGTTACGCATCATTTCGGGCGTTCTAGCACTAGTTGCCTCTCGTGCCCAGCACCCACAACTGCGCATACCCTTTTCTTTTACCTTTTTAGATAAACGTAAAAAATGGTTGCCACAATCACACTCGCAATTTAGCCAAACGCCCCTCTCATCCTTGTGGGAAAATGACTTAACTGCCACGCGATAGAATTTCTGGCCTATTAATTTTTGCCAAGTTTCTTTCCCCGCGTTTGCGCAGGCTCTAGAGCAGAAATATTTTCTATCTACAAGGCATGGCTTTGTATTATACAGTACGCCACATTCTTTGCAATTAACTGCAATTCTAATAGCCGCAGCTTCTGATTGACATGATTTAGAGCAATACTTCATGCCATTCCTAGTGCGGCGCATATCGTTGCCGCACTGATAGCATTGCGTAGTGCTTTCCCTGCGGTGAAACTCTGAGAAGCAAGTGCGCGAGCAGAAGGTAGCAGCCTTTTGGTGGTACTCGCGGGTAAAGGCTTGATTGCACTGCTTACAAGTGCCCGAAGCCTTTATGCCCACCGCTCTTTTGGGTCGAGGGGGACGCTTGCTTTCTGGTGGGCGAGCTGCCGCAATCTTGGATGCATTGTGCAGGGCTGCGCATTTGCGACTGCAATAAATATTTTTGATAGCCTTGCGCTTGCTTTTTGCAAACTCCGCATGGCAATGCTGGCAGATGGCTGTGTTTTCACCGGCTTTCATGTATCAAAGGTATATACAAAAGGTGTATAAGGCAAATACAATGAGTGCTTTTTTAAATCACCTCGTCTACATATCTTTGGCCCATGAAAAATCCTAAGCAGAATCGCGACTTGCAACTAAACATCAAGGCCACCAAGGCAGAGAAGGATATGCTAGAGGCAGTGGCTAAGGCACGAGGCTTAAGCAGTTCTATGTTGGTAAGGATGCTGGTAGCAGACGAGGCGCGGCGGTTGGGTATTCAGCCGACTTAGCCCGCTATAATTGCGTATCTTGCAGGAAACAATTAGCCATTCATGCCCACCATTCCAGGCGAGAATCTTGTTACCAACGGCCCCAGAACCGGAGCCGCTTACGTGCTCGGGCGCACCACGCCGGATGCGCTCTCCATTCTCATGCAGGGCCAGCGGCAGCGTGATTACGCCGCCCGTCAGCAGGCTATTGCCAAGCAGAAGGCCGACGAGCTGGCCGCCAAAGACCTGAACGACAAGCTAAAGTACGAGGTGGACGGCAGCCACATATTCGGGGATACCCTGCAAAATCAGGTGTATAATCCATTGAACGATAAACTGGTGGGCGCCTTCAAGGCCAACCCAACCGACGCGTTCGCCCGCACCGCCGCCACCCGCCCACTGCTCGAAGGGGCGCAGAGCGAAACCCAGCAGAGCAAGCGGAAAACAGCCTTCATTGATGAGAATATCCGCAAGTTCCAATCGGATAGCAAGCTCTACAACCCCAAGTACGCCACCGAGAGCCTGGTAAAGAGCCTGCGCGACGAGGCTACCGGCCTAAACCGCCTGCCCTCGCAGTTCGATGAGGAAGCGTGGCTGGGTGCGTTGCAGGGCGATGCGGGCCTCTACAACGAGCCGGAGGTGATTCGCCGGGCCACGTCGGGGCTGCTGCCCACGGTGTCGCAGAAAATCAGCGAGGCGGGCACTATCGGCGGGCAGCACAGCTCGGACCTGGTGCGCGGCAAGCTCATTGCCATGCAGAACGGCAAGCCTATTCTCAACGCCGATGGCAGCCCGAAGCTCAACCTCGGCGCCGACCTGCAAGGGCTGCTCGAAGCCGACCCGCTGTTTAAACTCAAGGTCGATGCCCGCGAGGCGGCTTACAACGCCAAGCGCGAAGCCGACCCTACCCTGCCGCAGGTGAGCCGGCGCGGCCACATCGCGCAGATGGTCGGCCCCCTCGCGTTTTACGACACCGCTCACGACGAGGGCTTGAACCGCCTGCCCCCGCAACCTAAAAGTGCCGGCAAGGAGAAAGGCTTTGTGCCCGACGATGGCTCACTGGTGGAGGGCGACTACTCGGCTACGCTGCCCGCCACCGCCCCCGCCTACGCGGGCCTGCGCGACGACAAGGGTACCCCGGTTGGCTACGACTTCTCGCAGGCTGCCGGCCCCCAAAAGACGTTTCAGCATCTAGGCCAGGGCAAGCAGCCTATCCTGAAAACGGCCAGTGGCGACTTGAAAGAGAAGCACACTGACGCTATCAAAATCAACAGCTACTACACGGAGGATGGCAAGGGCAATTTCTCGGAGGTGACCAACAACGTCACCCCGCAGGCGGGCGTGTTCGGTCCCTCGACGGTGGTAGCGGTGGATGTGAAAACGAATAAACCACTGTTCAGTAAGTCGCGGGAGGAACAGAAGCAGCTTATTGCCAGCGGAGCCGCCCGCCCGCAGCTATTCATCGACCTGGCCGCCGACAAGAACGAGAAGTTCGCCGCCGACAAGTCGCGGGTGCTGCGTGAACTGACCCAGGCCAATAACGACCCCGGCAACTTCAATAAGAAATCGCCGGCCGAATTGGAGGACCAGGCGACCAAGATTGTGAGCAAGGGTGTCACCCGCCACTTCATCCCCTACAACGCGCAGAACGCGCAGGCTATCGACCCCGTGACGGGCGGCCACTACCGCGCTGCCCTGAAAACGATGCTGCGCAGCTTCAAGCAGGGTGCCGCGCCCGCCCCCAAGGCGAAGGCCAACCCCCTCGGCTTCGGCGCGCCCGCCGCCAGCAAACCCTCGACCGCCCCCGCCGCTAAACCCAAAGCCAACCCACTTGGATTCTAACGCCCAGCCCACAGAAGAACTCGCCCCCGAGCAAACGGCGCCCACCCCGCCCACTTCACGCCTGCAAACGGCCTACGGGCTGCTGAAAAAGCAGGACGTGAAGGTGCCCGATTCCTACGAGGAATTTGAGCGCGGCATGGTGGATAAGCCCGAGCGGCTAAAGGCGCTCTACGACCACTTCAAAAAAAGCGACATTCAGGTGCCCGACGACTACGGCCAGTTCGAGGCCGGTATGCTGGAAGGGGTCAAAAAAAAAGCCCATTCCGCGCCTGGTGGGCTGCCTTCTGCGGCTACTGCGCCGACTTCTTCACCGGCCGTAAGTGGGCAGGGGACTAACCCTGCCCAAATGCAGGCGGCCCTGGGTATTGACCCGGCCGACGTAGCGCAGCCTGCACCCGAGCCCACCCCCGACGTAGCAATGGCGGCCGAGGCGGCCGGGCTCGAATCCGCGCAGCCCTTTGCCCCCGGCTCCGCTGCCGCCCCGCTGGCGCAGAACCTGCCGAACCTTGCCACGGGCGAGGCCGCCGTGCAGGGCGGGCGCTTGCCGGCCACCGAAGAAATGGACTACCTCAACGGCCTGCCGGCCGCGGAGGATAAGGGCGTGCGCCCCGATGGCAGCGAGTACACTCCCACGCCCTACGGCAAGGAGCTGGTGGCGATTCCCAACGACTACACCGGGGCCGTGCCAGCGGGCGCGTTCCCGCTGAACCTCTCGGGCGAAGGCGACCGCACGCAGTACTTCTACCGCGACAAGGCAAAGACCGTCGATGGCAAAGAGCAATCCTACGGCGACGCGCTGAAAGGCAAACTCAAGAACGCGCTCTACAGCATGGGGCAGGGTGTGGTGGAAGGCACGCAGGCTGCCGTCAACACGGTTGGTATGGCGAGCACCGCCGCGAGCGGGCTGCCTTTGGCTGCTGCCCCGCGCACCGAACTCGGCACCGAGGCCAGCGCCGCCATTGAGCGCAACAAAACCAAGATTGCGCCCTACTACAACCAGTCGTTTCGCCAACACAAGAATTGGGAGACGCTGGGCATGACCGCCGCCGACTACGCCCCGATGGTGATTGCCCAAGTAGCGCAGACGCTCGCCCCCGAACTGCGCGCCCCGGCCGCACTGCAAAAGGCGCTGGCCTTCGCCTCGACCACGGCCTTCGACGCCGACATGTACCACGCGGCCCGTGAGCACGCCAAGCAGGTGTTCCCCAACGACCCGGCCAAGGCCGACCTCTACACGCTCTTTGAGGGCACGCTGACCGTGGCGGGCTTCAAGGTGGGCAGCAAACTTATGACGGAGGTAGGCGACAAGCTGGCCTACAAACTCTCGCCGTTTTCGCTCAAGCGCGCCGTGGCAACCGGGGCCGCCGAACGCCTGAGCCAGCTAGAAGCGCAGCTAGGCCGCCGTGCTACCGATGCCGAGTACCAGCAGGTGCTGCACGAGAGCTTGCGCGCCGCCCTGCCCAAGCTCGCGCAGCTTCCCAAGGAGTCTTTCCAGCAAGCGGGCACCTTCGGCGGGGTGGCAGCGGCCCAAACTATCGGCAACCAGATAGTCGCCCCCGCGCTCGGCGGGCAAGCCGACGACCTCGGTCCCGATGGCATGGGCTTCTTCTCGAAAGTAGGCGAGGGGATGCTGGCGGGCGCCGGCATGGGTGCGCTGACGGGCGCCGTAGGGGCGGTGCTGCCCGCGGGCACCCGTCCCGCGCCAGCTCAGGAGCCGATAGCAGGCGAGCCCGAGTTGGCGCCGACGCCAGAAGCCCCGGCTGAGCTGACACCCAGCCAAGAGGTGCCGACTGCTGAGGTGGCGCCGCCCACGGCGCCTGACCCTTCGGTGGTGGATGTGACCGACCAGGTACCCGAGCCCATTCAGGCCGTAGCGCCCGAAGAAGCCTTGCCAATCACGGAGCCCGTGGCGAGTGAACAAGTGCCCGAGTCGGCTTTGGCTGAACCCGAGGGTGGGCAGGGCAATACCGTGGAAGCTGGTCCCGAGTTGGGGCAGAAGGAACGACAGCACCCGTTGCGCTACGATGAGCAAACCCAGGCTGGCTTGCGGCCCGAGGAACGTTACTATACCCCGCGAGCCCGCATTCAAAACGCGGAAGAAGCCAACGCCTTCATTGACGAGCACGGGCTAGAAAATGCCTATAAATTCGTGATGGCGGGCGAACGTGACACCGCCGCTGGCGAGCCAATTCACGCGGCCGTGCTAGACGAGGTGCGCGGGCAAACCCGTCAGCGCCTGCTTGACGCATCCTTGGCCGCTGATAAAGTAGGCGATACGGCCGAGTCCACCCGGCTACTTCAACAGTCGCTTGACGTGTTGGGCAAGCGCGCTATTGCCCGCACCGAAACTGCGCAAGCACTGGCCCAGGTCGAGGGCGACATTACAAAGAACCCTGACAAGGCGCTAGACGACTATGCGGCTAGCATCCCTGCCACCAAGGAGAAGGTGCGGAAGCAAAACAGACAGAAAGCCCAAGCAGCAGATAAGGAGGCCACCACTAAGCGCAAGGCTAAGGTGGATGCCGCGCTTGCCGACGCCGACGTGCAGGACGCCGCCGAGCGGGTGACCGAATGGGCAGTAACAGGCCAGAAACCTGCCAAGAAGGGCGGCGCGAAGCCCGCCGAATCCACCCCTGCTGACCCGCCGACGTGGGGCAGCAAAAACAAGCTCTTTACCAAGGAGTCGGCGGCCAAAGCCAAGGCCGCCCTCAAGAATCTGGGCCTTTCCACTATTATCCCCCCCGAGCTAATCCACTTCATGGGCTACCACATGGAGGCGGGGGCCCGCTCGTTTGCCGATGTAAGCAAGCGCGTAGTGCGCGATTTGGGCGCGAAGGTGAAGCCCCTGCTAAAGGAGGCCTACGAGGCGGCAAAAAAGGAGTTGGTTGCTAAGGGTGACTCGGGCAAAGGCTTTGACGGGCCGGACGCGGTGGAGGCCGCACTTCGGGCGAGCCTAGCCGACGACTTGGCTGGCCGCATTGTGTCAGAGGTGAAGCCTAAAGTGCCAGGTGTATTCGACCCAGCACAGGAGCTATTGGAGACGCTGACCAAGAAAGTACGGGAAACCCTGCCACCCAATAAGCCAAAGCCTAAAGATGCGCGGGAGGCTATTGTTCATGCTTTGCAAAACAAGGCTGAGTATGCCGACGTGTTCGAGCAGAGCAAGGCCGAAGTAGAGGCGCGCATTGAAAAGATGAGCGCGACGGACGCGGAAAAGGCTAAGATGCGCGAGCAGCTACGCGCCTATCAGGCTGACACAATTGGTGACCCCTTCGCAGCGCGCCAAGTGGATGCCACCATGCGCCAGGCCATGAAAGAATTGGGTCTTAAGCTGGAAAAGCTCGTGCGTCAACACGCTGATGTGCGCGAGGCAGGCCGCCGCTCGTTAGTGGATGCGCTGGTAGAGGGTGCCGGGCTAACCCCAGCGCAGGCGGCTGAGTATGCCGAGGCCGTGAGCAATCGCTACGCTGTCCAAACCCAAGCCAAGGCACAGTCGCTAGCCGGCCGGATTCTCGCTCCCGCCAAAGCCAAGCTGCCGGGCGGCAAGATTCGCTCGGTAGTTGATAAGCTCACCGAGGCGCTGGATATTTCCGACGCCACCCATACTGGCCCCGACTCCGACACGGTTAGCCCAGCCGGCGCGCTGCTGGAAAAGATGGCCGGCATTCCCGAGGTGACGGTGGAGGATGTGAAGGCTTTCCGCAAACTAGCCGAGCGGGTGCGCAAGGCTAGTCAGCCCAAAGGGGTTACCATCAAAGGCAAGCAGGTGCAGGTAATCGACACCAAAGCCCAACAGGCGGCCGTAGCCGACCTGCTGCGCTATGGGGCGGCCAAGATGGGTAAGGTGAACTGGTGGGCTAAAACTCGCGCCATGCAGTATGCTTTCCGCCTGTCGGGCCTCGACACCCAAGGGCGCAACCTCAAGGCGAACGTACTGCACACCGTTGCCGAGCAAGGGCTGATTACACCCCTCTACAACGCCATCAAAAATCGCAGTGTTTATGGTGCGTCGGGTGGCGCTACTGGCTATGCAAAAGGGCAGGGCCAAGGTGTGGCTGAGGCTGCCTATACTATAAAAACCGGCTACACGGGCGAAAAGCAGGACAAGTTTGGCGACAACTCGCCGCTAGAAACGATGGGCGGCTTTTGGGGCAAGTGGAAGTACGTGAGCCGGGCTATGATTGCCGGCGACCAACTCACCAGTATCCCCACTGAAAACTCGCGCACGTTTGAGGTGGCAGTGCAGAAGGGTTTTGAGCTAGCCCGAGAGAAAGCCGCCGCTAGTGGACAAAAGCTCAAGGGACGTGCGCTACGCGACGCCGCATGGGCCGAGGCTAACGAAATCCTTTATAATACCAAGGAGGCACTGGCTGACATTGACTACATCTTGGAGCAGGAGGGCTTGCCCGAAATTACCGCCGCCCAAGTTCGAGCCGGGCAACATACAGTAGGCGAGTACAACCAGCGTGCGGTGCAGCGCAACGTGCGCAAGGCTGACCTGCTGCGCCAAGCACGGGCAGCCGAAAACCCCGACCTAGTAAAAGACGCTCAAGATTATGCTCGCATTCAGACGCTGAACGGCGACGTGCCCGGCCAGATAGGGCGGGTGCTGGATGCGGCAGCTTCAATTGGCAGAGATAATCCAGTAGCTGATGCGGTGTTGACCAACGTGATGCCGTTTCTAAAAATACCGGCCAACTCGTTGCTGCGCAAGCTGGAATGGGGTGGCGGGCCGGTGACGTTGCTAAAGGCTGCCTTGGGCCGCACCTCCCTTACGATGGCAGTAAAAGAGGGCAGCAAGTATTCGCGGGAGCTTACGCCCGACGAGCGCGGCAAACTGGCCCTGCGCGGAGCGCTTAGCACGGTGGCGTGGGCGGGGCTATATGGCTTGATTCACAACGGCACCATTTCTATTTCTGGCCCAGCCTCTGGCAAGAATGACGAGGACTTGTTGCAGCCGCCTATGACCATAAAGATTGGCGACAGCGTGTACGGCTATAAGGATACCAACATCGAATATCCACTGGTGATTGCCGCCGCCCTGCAAGCGCATCTGCGTAAAAAAACCAAGCAGGGCGGCGACCCCAGCCTAGCCCAGCTTGCTAGTGTGGCTGCCCTGCACTCGGCCGCCTATATGGTTACTACAGGCCCCATTAACGGCCCAGCCGACATGGGCAACGTACTGATTCAGGCCAACCAAGGCAACTACGCCTCGGCAGGGAATTATTTTAAACGCTTCTTGGTGACGAGTGCAAAAACTGGCACGCTGCCTGCTGTATTGATTCAGGGGATGCAGGCGGCCCGCGATTATACAGCCACCTATAAGGAGTGGGCCAGTGCTGGGCAGCAAAGCACTGATTGGCAGGGTGCGGCTGTGCGGGAGCGCAAGTCTAACTCGCTGGCCGACGAGCTAAAGGTGTCGTTTTTCGGTAGTATCCCATACTTCGACATTGGCGAAGATAAAATCAACTTCGCCGGACAACCCATCGTGATAAATCGCAGTGGTGAAACTATTTGGCAGGATGAGCAAACAAAGCGGCTCGCACAAACACTGGTTGCCCTCGGCCTTATGCCGCCCCGCCAAGCCCCCACTGACGATAAGCTGGTCTTGTTTGACCCGGTGAGCGGTGACCGCGTAACGCCTCTATCTGATGCCGAGTTTAAGCAGTACGCGGTGTTGCGTGGGCAGGCGTTCGTTGAGTATCTGACGCGCCAGCCAGAGGGCGAGGGGGGCAAGACGCTCCTGTCGCAAATCAAGGAAGCCCCAACCCGCGCCATCGCAGAGCGGCTCCGCGATAAGGCTCTCGATGCGGCCACTACCAATGCCTTGCGCACAATTGAGCAGCAGCGCGGGGGCGGGGTGACCTTCAAGTTGTCTAAGCAATTGAAGCAGGCGAGCGATGCGGCAGGCTTTCAGCAAGCGAAGCAGCAATTGGATGAAAAGCTCGCCACGGAATAGAGCAGGGCAAATTAAACCTTGCGAGCGCGAGGTGGCACAAACGCCACCTCGCCCTTCACTCGTTGATGTGCGCTATAAAATTTGGCGAGTGTCGTGCCCTTGGGCAAAAGCAACATTATCTGCGGTTGTGAAAGGACGGTTAGTTTGTGGCCCAACTCACGGAATAACTTGATTTTCTCAGCCGACCTATCCGATAAATGCCCCTTTACCTCAACCCACTCGTCGGTTTCGGGCAAATAAAAGTCGGGCGTATATCGCAGGGATGGGGTGAGGCAAAACAACTTAGGCTCATACATGAACGCTATGCCTGATGCCTGCAAATGCTCAAGATAGATTAACTCAAAGCCAGAGCGAAGCTGCACGGGCTGGTCGCCAATGGTCACGCGCCAACGCGACTGGCTAGCCCCTTTTGAGTTACGCCCACAGGTTAATGCCCCCGTACGGCTTGATGTTTCATTTTTCCAGCACCCGCACGATTTGGTATTGCCACTGCGAACGTCTCTAGGCAACGCCATTATCTCGCCGCCACATTCACAGCGAAACTTGCGCATGGTCCCGCTCGCCATATTGTCGATGCACACTAGTCGATTGGCAGCTAAGCCGGTAAAATCTTCGCGCTTCAAGGCCCTAATCGCATTGCCATGCTCACAGCCGCAACTCTTTTGGCGGCCATTGGGCAGCTTATTCCTCGCTATCAGCTTCTCGTTGCCGCAGGTGCAGCGGCAAAGACACTTGGGCCGAGTGTCGCCAATAACAGTAAGTCGCCCAAAGGTCATGCCTAGCAGATTGATTCGTTCCATGCCCTTCTAGCGAGTGATTAGTTCCTAGCGTAAATATACGCAATAAATACTACAGTTCAGAAGTGGTTGCAGGTTGATTAGGCACAATCCCGTGTCCGCCCTGCAATTTCCCGAGTGTCGCGCCTGCTATTGCTGCGAATGTCTGTGATTGTTCGGGAATTTGCAGTAACTTGCAAAAAGCAAACCCCCTTCCGACCCCCGTTCTGCATGACTGCTTCCTACGCCCCCGATACCGCCATTCGAGAATACCAGGCCAGCCTCGCAAAGCCCGATGAGACCCCGGCTGCCCTGCTCGATACCTACGTGCTGCAAGATGAGCCGGCGAACTGGAACCGGGTGCTGAACATGGGGGCCGGCAAGGGTGGTTTGCGCGTGTACGCGACGCCTCACCTGCAAACGGCCAAGTCCTGGCTACTGAACCCGGTGGGCCACAAGCCGCACGGCGACACCATCTACACGGTCAGCGAGCAGCTCGACCGCGTGAGCGACGAACTCCAAAAACGCCCCGCCTAGCTTGCCCGCCACACCCCTCTACGCCGATTTGCCTGCCCGCCTCGCCGCGCTCGATGCCCAAGAGGGCAGCGCCTACCTGCGTCATGCGCGGGGCTATGCGGGCGCTGACACGGCCTTCCTCAAGCTATTCACGCTGCGCTACGAGCTGCGGGCGGCGCTAGCTGAGCAGAACCCCGCCTTCGCGGCTACGCTCCTGCCAGTCAGCGGGGCTAGCGCCCCAGCGGGGGTGGGCCTCCCGCTTTTGCCGGCGGGCATTCTGTTGCGCGTGGATGCCGAGCGGGCTGGCTATGTGACCATCACCCTTGACGTAGCAGGGCCAGCGGCCCTTATCGTCACGCCCCCGGTGGGGCCAGCGTTTGCCGTTGCGCTCGCCGCCGCCCCCACGCGCCAAACTGCCGCCTTCAAGGCGCCGCTCGACGGGGTGTACGCCCTGCATCTTGCCGCGCAGGGTGCCTCGCTAGGCACCGTCTACGTAGTAGTGTCGCGCCGCGAGTACGCCTTGTTTCGCGAGCTAAGCCGTGCCCTGGCCTTTGGCTTTCGACCCTCCCCGCCCCGGCCGAGCGACGATTATTTGGAAATGCTGGCCTGCCTCGTGTTTGCCGAGGCCTCGGCTCAAGTCGGCAACCCCACCCGCGCCACGCAGATGCTCGCCGCCGCCCGCGCTGTGACTCAGGCCGAAACGCCCGTGGGCATTTACCCTTATCCAAATGAGTAACTACGCCTCGGTTTACGATGCCGCTCAGGTGCGACTTGACCAGTTCGCCGCTGAGTACCAGCGCTTAAAATCTGAGGTACTGCCCTATATGCGCCCCGTGCGCCAAGCCATAGACCTGCGCTTGGGCTTGGAGCGCGCCGCCAAGCTGCCCGCTGGCGCCGACCAGGATACCGTGCTGGGCTACCTCATTGAAACCTACGGCCTGCTGGCTGTGGGTGCCGACCCCTTCCTGCGCGCCCAGCTCCCCTTGGTGCCTACGCAGGGCGCCACCATACGCCGCCGGGTGCTGGCTGGCAACGGCAAGGCAATGCTTCTCTCGCGCAAACTCGTGCCAACCGGGGCGCGCCTAGTACCTAATCCGCCCCCAACTATCTAATGGCTGACCAGCTAGACCTAACCTCCGAGGACTTGCAATCGCTCTGCGATTATCCCGTCCTTGCCCCAGAATACGCACTCCCCGAGGGGAGCGGTATTCCCATTTCCGAGCCCCGAGAAAGCCCCGACATAGAGCCGGCCGTGTGGTTTATGCCACTTGAGCAGCTTAAAATTCGACTTACCCCACCTGTTGCCTCGGGTAGCGCCCCGCAGGTAGCGCTTGCGCCCGTAACCAGCGCGACCGTAGGCACGCAACTAAACTTGTCCGCTACGGCCACTTCGGCTACGAGTACCATTGTTAGGGTGGAGTTCTTCGTGGGCAGTCAGTTGGTGGGCACCTCCACCACCGCGCCCTATGCCGCCTCGTACACGCCCCCGGCGCCCGGTACGATTTACGTGGGCGTTAAGGCTACTGACGCTACCGGCCAATCGACCTCGGCCACGCAGCCCGCAGTAGTGAACGTGAGCGGCACGGCGACCAATCTGCCCCCGCTGGTATCGCTGAGCGCTACGCCCTCGCCCGCCACGGCCGGCCAGCCAGTTACGCTCAATGCCACGGCCTCCGACCCCGATGGTACTGTGCAGACGGTGCAGCTTTACAACAGCGGCATCTTGCTCGCTACCCTCTCGGCCGCGCCCTACGTGTACTCGTTCATTCCCTCCACCGCCGCGACGCTGGTGCTCTCCGCTAAGGCTACGGACAACGGGGGTACTTCTACGGTAGCATCCGTGCAGTTGGTCGTTAGCCCCGCCCCCGTTGCCACTGTCACGCCAGACCCGCCCACGCAAACCTCTAACGACGACACCAACACCCAAGACTTTGACTCGCCCTACGGCAAGTCGGCGCTGCTGGTGAAGATTGGTACGGGTGGGTTCGGTGCTTACGCTGGACCCTACGCCGTGGGCAATGTGAACCGGCCAGAAGGCTATTTTCAAGCCAAGGTGCGGGCTGATACAGGCCGGGCAGAAAGCACGATAACCAACTCCCCCGCCTATACTGCCATCGTCGCGCCGGGTGCGCCCACCGGCCTCGCCGCCACGGCCGGCGACGGGCAGGTAACGCTTAGCTGGACGCCGCCCAGCTCCAACGGTGGGGCCGCGATTACCAGCTACAATGTGTACCTGGCTGGGGGTACTACGGCCCTCAAAGCCAGCTCGGGCACGCAGGCGGTGGTAACGGCTGCCAATGGTACGGCCGTGTCGTACCAGGTGAGCGCCGTGAACAGCGCGGGCGAAGGCGCCAAGTCGGTTGCCAGCGACCCGGTAACGCCTATGGCGGCAGTCGTAGCCCCGCCCACCTTCGCCAAGGTGCTGAACCCTGGCGACAACACAGCGACCCTGACGTGGGGCGGCAACGCGGGCGTTCAACTCAACTACAACGACCCGGTGCAGGCCACGGCCTCGGCGCCAGGCTCGGGCGCCATGATTGTGTGCTTCCCTGACCTGAATACGCAAATCGGGCAGCTAGACTTCGACCCCGCCGACGCGGGTAAGCCCTGTGGCGTGACTATCAGCGGCACGCTGTACTACAAAAATTCCGCCTCGGGCACCGAGCAGACCCTGGCCTTCACGGACGGTAAAGTTCTCCTTAGCTAGTATGCCTCTAATCACCATCACGACGGGCCAGAACCCGCTTATTTACACGGGGGTAAATCCGCTAACCCTCTCCACCGCCCCGTGGTACACCTCTGCCAACATCAGTAAGGTGTTCGCGGTCAGCCCGAACGGGCTAGGCTACGCGAGCGGGCAGCCGGGCAGCCAGTTTGGGGTAACCACCCTCACGGCGGCGGCAGCCAACACGAAACCCACGGGTTTTATCCTCGTGGCGAAGCAGCCCTTCACCGTGGATGGCACGCAGTTCGGCATTGAAATAGTCGCGCTGCAAGCCAACTTCCCGGTCGGTCAGACTTCGCAGGCCACCATGCGCATCACGGCTGCCACGGCCGGGGTGTATAACCTGGGCACCTCCACGGGCGCGGGCATTACGCTCGCCGGCCTCAGTGGCCTCGCCTACACGCGGGCGGGGCAGGCGCTCACGGGTGCCACGACGCTGGCCGCAAACGATGTGGTCGTAGTAACCGCCACCGCTGGCAGCACCACCGACGGCCTGCTCACCTTAACCAAGCAATAGAACAGGATGAGCCTTACGAGTTTCTTTCAGGCGGTCCCTGTCACCACGGCGCCCACGGTTTCGGGCTACCGCTACAAGAAGATGGGCCAGTCGCCCTCGGTAGGAGCGGCCCCCATCGACCCCAACCCCAGCAACGCGAACAGCGTGGCCTACAACCCGCTGGAAACGCTCTCGCAAGGGGCGCTCTCCCGCGTCACGCCTTCGCTGCTGCGCAAGTTTACCTACGTTCACATCTTCAACAAGGCGGTGCAAGCCTGGCAGCCCTACGAGGTGCGGGTGAACGCCCAAGGCTTTGACGGAAGTGAGTTGGGCGGGGGCTACGTACCCGGCTTCTGCTCGTTTCTGCCCTTTGCGCAGTGGTGGGAGCAGTTCATGCCCGGCAAGCACCTGTTCTTAGAAAAGGCGGGCGCCGTGGGCCAGAGCATCGACGTGTTCATGGCGAATTACGGCAATGGGCAGGACAACGTATTTCACCAGGTAGCTAACACGCTCTGGATTCCGGCCGAAAACCAACTGCCCGCCTACGCCGCCTCGCTCGGGGTGACGGATATGCAGGTGCTGGGCTACGAGTGGACGCACGGCGAGGCGGAGAACACCAACACCGTTAGTCAGTACAACGCCAAGCTCCAACAGCTTCTGCTTACGGACCTGGCGCCCTACTGGCCGCGTACGGGCACCGATATACTGGTGATAACGCCCACCATCTACTCGCTGGCCGTAACGATTGCCAACGCGGTAAACGCGCAGAAAGCCATCTTCATTGCCAATACGCCTCGGGCCGTGACGCACCCCACCGACCAGGTGACCTTGCTGCGCGACAACGTGCATTGGGGCAGCAATGGCATGTGGATGATTGGCTACTACTACTTGCCCGAGGCGCTGGGCCTGTCGGCCGTGCGCGACAAGTATTTCTTCAAGAACTACGCGAAGGCTACAGGCACCACCGTAAACAAGTGGCTCGACACGGGCGGCGCCTACAACGACATTGTGGCCGTGCCCGGTCTAGTGCCCGCCCTCGTGACGGATAGCGCGAGCAATAACTTGGTTTTCACGGTTAGCAGCGGCTCGCGGGCTAAGCTCGTGGCTGCCACCTTCGGGGGCTTCCAGCAGGTGGACAACACCGAGAAAACCATCACCATTGCCGTGCAGCAGCCCGCCACCACGGCGCCGCAGTTCTTGCTAGAGAACAACCGCTACTCGGTTTCCCCCGGCTTTAGCTCGGGCGCCGTGGGCAGCCTCAACGCCTATATCGGCGGGCAGCAGGACACCTCCAAGCTCACGGTGCTTACGCTAGAGCTGACGCGCACCAGCACCACCGACTCGGACGGGAAGGGCGTGCTGACGCTCTACCGCAACAACCTGCTGGTGGCAAGCGGCCCGTGCTCGATGAGTCGCATCGACGGGGACGGGCTGGCCTTCCTGAGCCCCTTTAATGAAACCTATGCTAACCAGGCTTCGCAGGCTGGCACGTTCTTCGCGGCCTTCATTGCCTACCCTGGCGTGTCGGCAGCGCGGCGCAACGCCGAGTACAGCGACCTAACTACGCAGCTTCTTATCGGCAGCACCATGTCGCTGGCAACGCCCGCGCCAACGCCCACCGATGGCGAGCCGACCGGCCCTTACGCCGACGCCGTGCTGGCCCCGACCGAGACGGGCCTGACGCTTAGCAATGGCGTGGTGCGGGCGCCCACCACTATTCAGACGACCTACGCCACGGGCCTGTTCACGGCATTTCTCGCTCCGAATATGTCGGGCGCCGTGTCCACGCAGTTTGTGGATGAAAGCTGCCTGGGCTCTACGCTGAGCCTAAACACCGACCCCAAGCGTGTGCTTACCGGCTACTCGTGGCAGGTTTCGCGTGACAGCGGCTCGGGCTACCAGGTGAACCCGGCTTACAACGGTGTTCCGGTCGGCACGCCCTTCCCTATTGAAATGGGCCTGCACACGCGGGGCGTTCGCATTGGCGCTACTGGCGTGGTGCGCATTCAGAAAAGCACCGACAGCACGGGCACTAGTTGGGTGCCGGTATCGACCGCTGGCTTCCAATTCCAGCAGGAAACCAAGGCGGCCCTCTACCCTGTGGTGGCGCTGGCAACGCCGGGGAATGTGCTCTACGGGCCGCGCTCGCAAAGCATGTCGCCCTCGACCATTCCGCTACCCAACAGCGGGTTGCTCACCCTCAACTCCCCGCTGTCGCCTTCGACCACGCGGGGCGGCTTCGCCAACTTCGGCACGGCGGGCATTTCCACGAGCGGCGGGTTTGCCATTAGCGGCTTTTTCAACCTGAGCCAACTACTGGAAAGCGACACTATCATTGGCTGTCAGGGTTTTGATGGCAGCCCCAACGAGGCGTTCCTGTTCGATGTGGTGAAAAGCAGCGGCAAGCTCTATACGCGGGTACGCACCACCAACGCCCAATATGCCGGCCCTGACGAGCCATCCCGCCCCGTGTTCCCGCTAGGCCAAGAGAATTTCGTGTTTATGGAAACCCTGCCCAGCGGCGGGCGGCTGTTTCTCAACGACATGAGCGAGGCGGCGGCTATCCCCTTCGCGGTACCGGGTACACTGCCGCAGGTAAGCACCGACTTTCTGATTGGCGCCGGCCGCAAGGACGATGGCACCCCCGCCTTTAGCATGATTGGCTCTGCTCGCGATGTATCCTTTGCCATGCGTACGGCCTTTACCACCGAGCAGGAGCGCCTAGCCCTCAAGGCGGGCACGGCCTTGCTGAGCGGCACGACGCGCTTTAGCACCCTGCGCCGCCAGTACACCAACGACACGCTTTCACCCGACACCGTTTCTACAAGCAACCCGGTTATCATTCTCGACGGCGGCGGGCTCTAATTAGCTAAGCATGGGCTTCATTACGCGCCAGACGCAAATTATTTACTACCAAGGCAGCCCCGTTAGTATCGCCGGGGCTGCCTGGGCGGAGAACGTGGAGCGTGTGTACCACGTCAACGCCACGGGCGCGGGCTGGGTAAGCTACGTGCCGGGTAGTCAATATTCGCTGGTAAGTACCCTGCTACCCGGTGAGTTCTACGTTATCACCTCCCGCCTTGCCAATCCCAACTACGAGATTGTGGGCATTGACATTGGCCCCTCGGGTCCGGTGGTACTGCAAGTCGGGCTGGCGAACCTGAACTCCGACGTGACCACGCTGCTAGCCTCTAAGGCTTCGGTTGCCGAGGTACAGCAGCTCGTAGTACAGCAGGTATTGCAAGCGGGCGGGCAGGTGGCGCTTACGCCATTCACCCCGGCCGCCGTGGCGGGTCAGGCCGTACTCTGGCTCGACGCGGGCGATGCCGCCTCCCTTACGCTCACCAACAACAACGTAACCGCCTGGCGCAATAAGGCGGGGGCGGGCAGCAACTTCACCCCGGTCGGCGGCCCGCCCACCTACGCCAGCGGACGGGTGCATTTTAACCGCTCCATTCTCAGCGGAGCGGGCAGCGCAGCGATAACCGGCGACTTCCTGGTGGCCGTGTTTGCGGCCGGCCTGGATTACAGCGCCGACAACGTGCTGTGTTGCAGCACCGACGAGGCGTTGGAGCTAGGCACTACGGCGGGCGGCACCTACGGCTTCATCCGGCCGCAGTTCGACAAACAGGCTCGCAAGCCCGTGCCCGCCAGCAGCAGCGTGCGGTTGCACCTGTTTAGCTTCGAGAACCGCCGCAAGCGCCTGCGCGTGAGCATCGACGGTCAGTTGCCAGGGTACGAAACTTACAACTCCACCCTGCCGCAAACCCTGCCGCAAAACAGCTACTCGGTGGGTGGGGTGGTGCAGGTGGGTACCGACAACAAGAATTGCGTGGGCAGCATCTGCGAGGTGGTGGTACTACCTGGCTTAGACATTGACCTGCTGCGCAAGCTAGAAGGCTACGGCCGCGTGCGCTACGGCATCACCCTGCCCCCAACCCATGTGTACGCCACCCTCGACCCGGTGGCCGAGGATACGACCCTGCCCGATTACAGCCCCCAGCTCGCCTAATGGACCTACTCAAAAAACTGTTCGTCAATATGGGCGTGCTGCTCGGGCAAACGTCCATGACCTCGTTTCGGCCGAAGGTGGGCAAGCGAACGGACGTGTGGAAGGATGGCACGCCGCTCATCACGCAGTACAACGCTGATGGCACCGTGGCACCCGACCCGCGCACGCAGGGGCCGATTGGCGAAGTGCTCTACACCACGGCCTACGGCGACGAGGACGTGCAGTACTTTGAGAATGTCTTTCCTAACGACGTGCTGGAACTGCGCGACTTCGGCATTACGCCCGATACGCCCGACTGCTCGCCGCTGTGGGAAGCGCTGAGCAACTACTTCCCCCTCTCGCTGCCGCAGGACTTCCTCTTGCAGCCGGGCCGCTTGTATAAGTTCGCCACTGGCTTGCGCGTGGACTCGCGGGCGCACCGCATATTCAGCCCCAACCCGCGCAAGCCCGCGAGCGTGCTGGTGCCAGGTGGCGTGATTGCCTTTCAGAGCTACGGCACCAACGGCACGCTGGGCGCCATGCTCGAAAACATGAAGTTGGGTGTGTACGGGCCGCTGGCAGTAGATGGGGCGAAGGATGGCAACGGGGTGCTCTACCCGCTTAACGATGTGCGCAGCGACGACCCCTACGCCTCCAAATACCACGGCGCGTTGATAAGTAACGTTGTAAAGATGCGCAACGTGGAAATCAACGGGTTCAGCGGCTGCGGGCTCTGCGTGATTGCCTACATCAACCCCAACGATACTTACACGGCCAACGCCAGCCTGAGCACGTTTCACAGCATTAAGGTCACGGGCTGCCGGGGCGATGGCATCCTGCTCAATGGGGCCGATGCCAACCACATGCTGTTCTTCGACGTGGATTGCCGCGATAACGAGGGCTTCGGCTACACCGACGACTCGCTGCTGGGCAACCACGCCCACTTCATGCACTTCAACAACAACAAGCGCGGCACCTTCCGCGTCCGTGGGCCGGGCAACTCGGCGCTGCTGACCGCCATCTACACCGAAGAGCAGTACATCCCCATCACGCACCCCAGCTCCGAGGGCGTAGCCACCGGCAAAGGCTACGGCGGCTACCTCTACGGCAACGCCAAAATGGTCGGCGGCACTACGAACCTACCCAGCGGCTCGGGCACGCCTGGCAGCCCTGTATTCTGCTTTGACCGGGCCGAGGCCACGGTGGGGCGGTATTCGAGCGGCATGACCTTCGGCGGTACGGTGGACGTGGGCAGCAACGGACTCTACTTCGACGGGGGCTTTACCCTCTCGCGGGCGAACGAAGCGGCGGGCTTCCGCTACAAGCTCGGCGGCAGCTACACGGCTAACATGGGCGAGTTCACGGGCGCCAACCTGCGCCTGAGTCAGACGGGGCGCCTGATGGTGGACGACAGCGCCAACTTCACCCAGCCCCACATCAACGGCTGCCGGCTTATCCAGGTGGACACCTACGAGCGGCTGCGCCTCTACCAGCCCGGCCCTGAGCCCTACGTGTTTTACCCCGGCGACACGGTAACGCGCACCTACCCGCTGCCCTGGCTGCCCACCCGCCTGGTGTGCGTGGCGGGTGGCAAGTTCCTCTCAGACTACACTACCCAGCTCACGCTCACGGCCGAGGCGCTGGGCAGCGGCGAGTACGTGCAGCGGGTCAGCGGCACGGGCACGCTGCCCAAGGCGGGCGACTTCATTACGGGCAACGGCAACGGACCGGTGCAGGTGGCTTCGGTCGATGAGACGAACCGCATCCTGCGCTTTGCGACTAACGGCTACGAAATGCCGGGTACTACCAATGCGCTGGGCTACGCCAAGCCGGTGTTCCGCCCCGAGGGTGCGGGGTCGGGCACTAGTGCGCAGCGCCCCGATTTGACGGGCTATGCGGGGCCGTGGCAATACTTTAATACTACCAGTGGTAACTTGCAAACGTGGACGGGGGCGGCCTGGCAATAGCCCATGCTACCCCTACGCGAAACGTGGCCCCGCCTGCTCTTGTTCTGCTTAGCGGCGGCCCTGGCCTATTGGGGCACTCGTTTGCTGCCCGCCTCTTTTCTGCCCTAGCTGCCCGCCGCTCCCATGCGCCCCCCGAAAAAGACCCCGCCCACCGTGGCCCGGCTCACGCCGGATGAACAGATAGCTAACCCCCTTTTTCTGCACTATGCCGCCGCGTAAAGCCACTGCCTCCGCCCCAGAGGATATGTCGCAACTAGCCGGCCAGGTAAATGTCCTGTCCGGCCGGGTTGACCGTGTGGAGAAGCGCATGGACACCTACGAGAAGAAGGTTGATGATGTGCAGAAAACGGTGCAACATGGCGCGCAGACAACCGCCGAGAACAACCTGCTACTACACAAGCTACTATTGGCAGTGCAGGGTCAGCGTGAACCTGGACTAGAAACCCCTGGTCTGCTAGCCCGCTTTACCGAGATGGAGGAAAGGCTGGGCAATCAGATTAAATGCCACAGTGATGATTTGGCCGATTTGCAAGAGGCCCGGCAGGAGCAAGAGCGAGCCCAAGCCCGCCGCAATGGCTATATGGCGGGGGCAGCGGCTGTATTTGCCGTGGTATCAGCCTTACTTGGTTGGTATTTCTCAGCTCAGTTACATCATCTATTCGAGTTACTAAACGCCAAGCCATGACCCTAGCCAACGCTATCGCCTTCCTATCGCGAAACTTGCCCCGAATCCTTTCTGGTTGCGCCATCGTGGTGGTAATCGCCCTAGTCGCCACCTGCCACTACGCGAGCAAGGTGAACGAGGCCCTAGACACCAACCCGCCGCTGCCCAAGAAGGAGGTAGCCCGCATTGTAGCCAAGCAGCAGGCGGCTGAGAAGGCGGCGGCCGTGTACCAGCAGGTGGCTAAGGTGAAGGTGCGCGAGGCGGATAGCCTCCACCGGGTTGTTCTCTCCAACGTCAAACAGGCTGACAGCCTACGCCATGAATCTCAAGCCCTACCCGCTAGCACTGCTGGCCCTCTTAGCCGCATCCAGCGCACACTCGCAAACTACCAAAGCCCCGACACGGCCCGATAGCACGGTCTGCATCCCCGGTGCCGCCGCCCGCCGCATCGACGCCGACCTGCAACGTTACCGGCTGGGCATCGCGGAGAACCACCGCCTGCGTGATGCCGTGCAGGCCAGCACAAGCGAGACGCGGGCCGTGCGCCACGCCCTCGCGGCCAAGGATAGCGTGGTAGCCTCGGTGGGCGACCAGCTCGTGGGCGAGCGGATGCTGCGCTCGCACGCGGAAGGGGAGGGGGCAGTGTGGAAGGCCAAAGCTAAAAAACGCTGGTGGATTATTGTAGGCGAAACCGCCCTAGTTATCGCCGGTGTCGTACTGGCCGGCAGCCGCTAATGAGTTTGAAGAAAATACCCGAATCCGAAAAGCCCATCCTGCGGCAGTTCTTCCAGAACGCCAGGGGTAGGGCTGACCTAAAGCAGCCAGCCGGCTTTCTAACCCTGCTCACGCTGCTCTACTGCGCCGCTATCAGCGCCACCATCTCAGACGCCCTTGTGTTCACGCTCGGCGCCGTGATTGTGCTCTGGTGGGTAGGCGACACGACCGAGGCCGTGGCGGTGCTAAAGGCGCTCTATGGTGGCTACCAGCAGAAGGCGACCACCGAGATTAACAACACCAGCCAAGGCACCCAATCAGTCACCACGCCCACGGGTGACAGCACCACAATTAATCAGCAAGTCCCCACCGAACCCTCGACCGAATAATGCTCCCTACTCAATTCGCCTTCCTCGCCAACGAGCCCGGCCCCGTCGTGCTGCGCGAAGCCCTCAAAGACCTTGGCCTGCACGAAGTGCCCGGCCCCGGCAACAGCCCCCGCATCTTGGAAATGGCGCGGCAGGTGGGCGCCGACTCCTACTATAAGCAGGACGCCACGCCTTGGTGCGCGCTGGCAATGAGCGCGTGGGTAAAGGCGGCGGGCTTTAAGCTGCCCTACGACCCGCTGGCGGCCCTCAATTGGGCCAAATTCGGCAATCCTGTAGCTCCCGGCGAGGCTAGCCTGGGCGACATACTGGTGAAGGCCCGCGTGGGCGGCGGCCACGTCACGCTTTACGTAGGCGAGACAGCCACCCATTACGCGTGCTTAGGCGGCAATCAGGCGAACTCGGTGTGCATCGCGTGGTTTCCCAAGGCGTCATTCAGCGCTATTCGCCGCTGCCCTTGGAAGGTTGCTCAGCCGGCCAACGTGCGGCCCATCAAGTTTAACAAGGCGGGCGTGTACGTGCCAGTAAGCGAGGCATAGCCCGCTGCGATTGTCTGAAATTTAGTCGATAAAGTACTGCGATTTACTTTTTTTAGTAAGTAAATCGCAGTATCTTTGCTTCATACCCAATCCTTTATCCGCAACCTCGTGGCCGGAAAACTATCAGAGAAATCCATCGCCGGGGCTGCCCGCGCAACTGCTCTCGCCCACCCTCACTTAACTACGACCGTTGCACTTCGCCAGCAACTAACTGCTGACTACCCGCATCTGGCAAACGAAGATGGGCGGGCGGTGCTCACTGCCTGCCGTAGAGCCATGAGCAACAGATGCGAGGCCAGTAATTCCGGCGAAGTGCCGCTCGAGCCCGCTGCCCTAAAGGTCACAACGGAAGGGCAAGGTCGCACCATCGAATCACTGGCTTCTACTACCGTTCGTACCCTCGACGGGCTGTTGCAGGCTAGTCAAACCGACCCGCTGCTGTGGGAGGTGACGCGCCACGAAATCAACAAGTGGGACGTGTCGATGAATACGGCTGACGGGCCGGCTGTCGCAACCAACTGGCAGGTAAAGGCGTGGCTCTCGCCAATTGAGCGAGTAAACGAATACACTGTAGCTGAGATGGCGAAGGTGCTGGCGCCCTTGGTGCGCCGCACTGGTCACGCATTCCGGCCCAAGCAGACCGAGGCGCACGCCGACTATCTATTGGAGCTGGATATTTTCGACCTGCACTTGGGCAAGCGCGCTGACGTGCTGGAAACGGGCGAGCACTACGACCTGCAAGCAGCCTGTGAACTCTACGATACGGCGGTCGATAAGCTACTAGCCCGCGCCGCTGGTTACCCCATCGGCACGGTGTTGCTGCCCGTAGGCAACGACTTCTTTAACTCTGATAGCCTGCTAGGGGCTACCACGAAGGGCACCCCGCAGCACGAGGACGCCAGATGGCAGCGCACGTTCGTTACGGGCTCGTCACTGATAATTGGGGCAGTTAATCGGCTACGCGAGAAAGGTTTGAAGGTGAAGATTGTGACGGTGCCCGGGAATCACGACTATCAAAATACGTTCTTCTTGGGGCAGGTCTTGCAGGCTACGTTCAGCGAGTGCCCCGACGTGGAAATTGATTGCACTTTCCCGCCCCGCAAGTACGTGCAGTTCCACGACTGCGCTATCATGTTCACCCACGGCAGCGACGAGAAGGAAAGCAACCTGGCAATGCTTTTCGCGCAGGAACAGCCGCTTATCTGGGCTGCCACCAAGTTCCGCGAAGCACACCTAGCCCACGTTCACCACAAGAAGGAGTTCAAGTACCGCACAATGGCCGAGAACATCGGCCTCACGGTGCGCTACATGCGCTCGCTGTCGGCTACCGACGCCTGGCACTTCGCCAAGGGCTACGTAGGCTCTCACCGCTCGGCAGAAGCCTTCGTGTGGGCGCGTGGCGAGGGCGTGGTGGCCCACCTCACCTACACCTACTCACCCGTTAATCACCTCACGCGGCAAGCCGCATAACCCCCAACCAAATGAACTACTACCCAGAACAACTTCAATACATTGCCAATGCGTGCTTTGCCTTGAATAAATTGGAGGAGGGCTCCCCAAAAAACCAAGAAGTGTACATTGGCGAAGTTACTATCTTGGACAGCGACAACAACGTTATTGGGCACCTAAAGGACGAAATCGGTGGAAGTTACTCGTTTTTCCCTGCTGAGAAATAACCCTTATCACTTACTAACTACCCCACTTTATGCCACGCACTCCCATTCAAAACTATCTGCTGCCCTCGGGCCTCATCGCCCTGGTCTGCGTCTTTATCGGCTGCGGCCTCGGCGCGTTGCTGGGTGACCCCTCGAAAGGCTCTGGCTACGGCCTGCTGGTCGGCGGCCTAGCTGGCATCGGCTACTACTTCGCCACCCGCGACGATAACCCCACCCCGACCGCGTAATGGCACTGTTTGAAATCAAGGAAGGCGGTCACTATCACCAGTGGCCGCCGTTCTCGACCCTGCCGTGGGTGGGCGAGCAGCGCATGGAGCGCTACGTGACATTTGACGCCTCGTGCGCCTACGACAGCGCCCCGTACAATAGCGAGGATGTGAACAAGCTTTTTGGCTTGTCCTTCGGCCTGCGGGGCGTGCATTGGAACTCGGCCCGTTTCGGCTGGCGGTGGTCCAATAGCGACCAGTGCATCGAGCTTCTGGCATACTGTTATAAGCATGGCAAGCGCAACCAGGACGAGCAACTACGCTTTCCCGTGGTGGCGCAGGTGAAGCCGGGTGAAAAAGTTGCCCTTGAAATCGTGTATGAGTCGGATGGCTACACCTTCTGCGTTCACACTGAACACGGCGGATACATCGGCTGCACAAGCGTAACGGCAGGGGTGCCCGCTGACCTGCCCCACTATGGCCTCACCCACGGCTTGTACTTCGGCGGCTCCCAGCCGGCGCCGCACGATATGCGGTTGCAAATAGACCGCTAGCGTTTGCCTTTTTTGCTTTTTAATTTGGTATTTTGTCAAAGCGTGATGTATCTTTGACAAAGTGATTCGCCAGGCGAGCGCCACATTCGGGTGTAAGGCCCGAAGGAACTGAAAGGTTGGTACATGGGCAAGTCCCGGTGACTGTAACTCACCCGCTTCGGCTTTGCAGGTTCGACTCCTGCCCTTTCAACAATCTCACTCAATCGGAGTGATACGATTGTGTTAGTAGCTCAACTGGTGGAGCGCCCGACTGTGTATCGGATGGCTGTGGGTTCGAGCCCCATCTAACACCCTTTTATTATGGATTGGTAACATAGAGGTCTATGTGTCGCTCTGAAAAAGCGGAAATGTTGGTTCGATACCAGCCCATTCCACTTGTGGGTTCTCGCCTATAAACCTCCCGTCCGGCTGAGCGGGAGAGAAGTTCAAGCTGGCCGGCTGCCGTAGCCCTAATTTCATAGCGGCAGAACTACCGGAAGGGATGGCGAGCTAAGTAGTTTGTCCCAAGCCTGAAAATGCAGCAAGAAGAAGTCCTAGCTTTCGGCTGGGCCGGCGCGGGCGGTGGATGCCATTCGCGCATGACAAAGACGCCTCGCTTTCATCAGCGGGGCGTTTCTTTTTTTTATACAGCATCTAATTGATAGTTAGCCCACTATCTTCGCCTTATGATTTCTCAGATAATTAAGCGCGGCTATAACTTTGTTGCGTCCATCACGCCGTTAAAGCCTTACGCCCCAAAGCCGCTTGATTATCAGCGCGTCCTTGTGCTAGGCAACAGCATTACGCGCCACCCACCGCTGCCCGAAATAGGCTGGCCGAACGATTGGGGCATGGCGGCCACGGCGCGGGAGAAGGACTTTGTGCATCTGCTGCGCCGCCGCTTCATGCGGGCCAGGGCGCAAATGCAGCTCGTATTCGAGAACATCGCCGTGTGGGAGAACACCTATTGGGAGTACGACCTAAACCAACTAGCCTTTGCCCGCGAGTTCGCCCCCGAGCTGCTTATCCTGCGCATCGGGGAGAACGTGGCGGGCGATACCGTGGACACGCACCACTTTGCCACCCACTTCTCGCGCCTGCTCGACTACCTGCACCAGCCCGGCACGCGCATCCTGGTGGTGGGCTCCTTTTGGGCCGGCAACCCCGCCACGGGCATCATGCGCTGGGTTAGCAAGGCGCACGGGGTCAGCTTTATCTCGCTCGAAAAGATTGGCAGCGACATGAGCAACCGCGCCATCGGCCAGCACGAGAACGGCGGGGTAGCCAACCACCCGAACGACAAGGGCATGGCGAACATTGCGAAAATCATTTGGGATAACCGCTAACAGCAAAAAGCCCCGCTTCATCGGCGGGGCTTTTTTTATCGGGCGCCTGCCCGTATCGCTTTGGCTATCTCCCTGCGCCGCAGCTTTCCCTTCATGCGCTTTAGTAGGCAGCTAGCCACGAAGGATTCCAGTACGGCGAGCGTGACAGCCTCACAGGCAGCAAGCGCCTCTTGGCTCTCCCATACGCGCCATTTGGCTTTTGCCGGGATGTTATAGCGCTTACACAGTTCACGCAGTTCCTCGCCCCATAGCAGTCCCGAGAGCCAGTATTTATCCTGCTCGGGGTTGTGGCCCGCTGGCCGCAGACACTCCACGCCCGCTGCGCTCGCCTCGTACACACCCACCCACTCGGGCAGCATGGGCAGCAACTTTGCCAGGTGCTTGCTGGTCACGACGAACGACACGCGGGAGAATACCTTGCTGTAGCACAGCAGTTGCAGCGGCACCCGCTTGAGTGTGTCCCCATCGCCCTTTAGCTCGTAGCCGTGCAGCGCGTTCGCATCGAGGCCCACCACGTCGGCCCGCGTCATTTGCCCGGTGGCGTTACCAATACACAGTTCATCGACCGTGCATTGGTAACGGGTCATCAGGGGCTTTAGGGCTTCTCTTATTTCGGGGTCTCCCATCGGTTATACCGGTCGCTCGGCCTTGGCCTGTGCTAAGAGTTGATTATATGCTGCCACAGTAATCTCTTCTAGGTCAGGCGCGTTATAATCAAATTTCTCGCTGACATGCAATAGATAGCAGCCATCAGGGCCTTCGGCAAGGCCATAATTGCTCCAGGGCGTGTCGCCGCCAATAGCTTGATTAAATTCCCCCTTGCCCATCCAAGGCAGGGCATCTAATTTTTCAAGAATAGCACGGGTGGACTTTCTGCCCTTGATAGGCCAATAGAATTTAAGCCCATTGTCACTGCCGATAAATCTCCAATCTTTGGGCGGCGTATCGAAAGCAATGCCAGCCAGTCCACCCGCCATTGAGCCGGGCTTTATGTAAACAACAGGCCCCCAGCCCTGCTCTTTCCGCAGGGCGTTTGTGGTGGCGTCTAGCTCCTTCATTCGCTCTCGAAGGGCTACTAGTTTTGCGTGAGTGGGTGTGCTCGGTTTGCTGATAAATCGCATTGGTTGGTTGATTTAATTCCAGTGGGCGTATGATTCTTGCAGGCGGGTGAACGGGTAGCCGTAGTTGCGAACGTGGGTGACGCTGGCGGTCTGGCCGCACGCATCGCAAGGTGCCTGCGTGTAGGTGTAGACACCAGCGGGGAGTGCGCCCATATTGGCCCGTTCGCGGGCTTTGTAGCCGCAGGGCTGGCAGCAGTAGGCGATTTCTTCGGGCTTCATGGCTGTGTTGATGGGGTGTTAGGAATATCGTATAACCACGAGGTGGTAGCCTCGGGCATGGTGTCACCCGCAACGTGGCGAAGGAAGTGCATGATGCACGCCATTGTTTCAACGCGGAATAGCTGCCGCGTGTAGACTATACCGCGCTCAATTCGCTGGTTGCTGTGAAGCAACTTGGACTCAGTCGCTATCTCATCGCGTTCTTGCTTTGATAGCAGCCGCCAGGATTCCATCTCCGCCCCGGTGGCAGTTAGGGTGAGCCTTACGCGCTGATTATTGAGCCGATAAAATATGGAGTCGAATACGGCCCCATCGGGCGACTCCGCCACTAGCACGGGCGGGGGTATTAGCCAAAAGCTCATAGCAATTCGGTAAAGGTGAAGATGAACGTGTTGTGGGGCAGGGTCTCGTCGTATTCAACTGCAAAACCCCGAAAGTATTTGGGCGTGTCGTCGGGGATAAACCAGCCCTTTATCTGGTCGATGAGCAGCTTAATCATCGCCGTGCAATTGTCGGCGTCAAATTTTGAGCGGTAGCGTAGGCTAAGGCGCAGGGCGGGCATGGGCAGGATGCCACTCGCGCAAATCAGCGGGTAAAACTTAGCCTTCCATTCCTCCTTGAGCTTCTGGCGCTTAGTCCAGTGCATCCCCGAGTACCATTTGTTCGAGCTAAGACCTTGACCCGAGTAGGTGAAGCTGTAGTTTGCCACTTTGCCAGCGGGGGCCGCCTCAAATACCGGCTCAGCCAGCGGCGCGGGCACTGTCTTAGCCGACTTGCGGCCCCGCCCGGCAGTGGGCAGGGCCGCGAAGTCTTTGGCGCTCATTCTTTCGGTCTTGTCCATTACGCCTTCTTGTTTCTGCCCACCACCACGGGGCGCCCGGTGGTGGGGTCGGTTTCTTCGGTGAATGTCAGCTTCTCGTCGCACTCCGCGTTCAGGGCCGCTTGTTCTTCGCGGCTCATGCGCAGGTACTTCGAGACGAGCGTGGTAGTGCCCCTGTAGAACTTGGGCACCTTGGGGGGCTTGCTGGTGGGTGGCGGCTTCGGGAAGGCCGGCTCGGGGGCGTGGGGCATAACCTACGCCTGCATTGCAGCCACGAAGAAGCGGCGGTCGTCAATACGCTTCTGCTTTCTGGCGTTGTCGGCCGTGAGTTCGGCAGCCTGGCGGGCGTTAGGCACGAAGCCGTGCAGCACGCCTTTCTTGCCGAGGTACACGAGGTTGCGCGTGGCTTTCACGCTGGCCGAGCTGGTGCCGAAGGGCAGAACTGATTTGTCGCGGCGAGCCAGCAACTTGGCGCGGCGGGTATTTAGGTCTTTACTCATGGTGTTGGGGGTTGATTACGGGGTAAAACTACTGCGATTGTCTGATACTTGCAAGTGATTCACAGCGAATCGCCAACTTTATTTCAGACAATCGCAGCAGATGTTAAAACGGGGCCTTCGGGAAGCCCGTGGCGGCAGTGGGAAAGCCCACTGGCCGGGGTGCCTCATCCTCGAACGTGCTGGCCGGCAGCGGGCGTGGGGTGGCTGGTTGCACAGGTGACCCGCTGGCATCTACTAGCTCAGGGGCATAGATTTTGGTAATGGTGGGGTGGGCGAGGGGCGCTACGCCGTTGAAGAGGTAGCGGCCGGTTTTCCAGTCGAACTCCACCAGCACGTCGGGGTTCTCGCTGCCCTCGCCAATGCTGCCGGGCTTGGCGTTAGCGCGGCGGTGGTTCTTGATTTTGCGGGTGTAGATGGCAAAGGCCGGGTCGCCTCCCTTCGCGTGGCGGTTGGGCCGGTCGTATGCCGTGATAGTGCCCGCGAAGTCGTTCCACGCCTCGCCGCCGCTCAGATGGTCGCTGTCCGGCACCGGCCACGCTTCATTTGGGGCGCGGTTAATGCGCTTGGGGTTGCGGGTGACGGTTAGGTACACCTGCGCTTCCTGCGTCCAGGTAGTCACGCGGTCCAGCTCCCGGTTGAGGTAAGCCACCTCACCGCCCGCCCGCTGCTCGCTGTGGTCGAGCTTGTGCCAAGGGTCAATCGCGAAGTGGCTGATATTGAGCTTTACTCTAGCCGCCTCGAAAATGTCGAGCAGGTGCGCGGGCGTCTTGCCTTGTCCCTTCACCGGCTGCACCACGTAGAAATGCTCGCGCACCCACTCCATCGCCTTCACGTACCGGGCACGGCTCAGCGGGTTGAGGCTTTCGGGGTTCGGGTCTTGGCCGGTGAGCGAGTGGATGAGCGCGTCGTAGTACGCCTCGCGGGGCATGTCCTCCGGCACCCAGCCGAGCGACTTCTTGCCAGCCAGCGCAGCGCGTAGGAGCAATTCTTGGCGGGTGAACTCGCCCTTGCCCACGCCTGCGAAGGCGGTCTTCACGTTCACCCAGCCGGGCACCCACTTAAATATCGGGTCGAGGGCTTCGATGTGGGTAGTCTCGCCCTTGGGCCGGCTGGCGGGGTCGTCGTAGAAGGCGAGCATCTGCGCCTCGGTTGGCGCGTCGAGGCCCAGCACCGATTCGAGCGGGTCAATCTTGGGCTCCGCCTTGACAGCGGGCTTTTTCTCCCACTGCTTGTCGGGGTCGAGGTCGTCTAGCAAGCCGTTCATTTACTCGCCAGATATGTCGCAGGCACAGTAAACAACTCGGGCTTCCCATTCGATGTTGAATTTCTGCGGCTCCTCTTCACTGCACAGCTCACAGACAAAAACAACCCTATTAGTTGGCCCATCGCCCATCTTGTCGTCCCATTTCTCGCAGGCTTTTTTAGCAGCCTCCTCGCTGTCAATATCATAGACAGTTATGGCATCCTCGCGGTCCTCGTGGTCCTCCCACACCTCAAACGCGGTGCCGCAGTAGTGCTGCGAGCCATAATATCTCTCATCGCAAATCGGGCATTCATTAAAAAAGCTCATGGTTGTTGGTTGGTGGTATTTGGCTTATGGAGGTTGTGAGAGGTAATGGAGGCCAGTGCGGCGCGGTCGGCGGCCGACAAGTCTAGCCGGGGTTGCAGGTTGGCTATCACCTGCTGCACGTAGGCCAGCGGCCAGTCGGTGAGGGGGTTAATAACCGCGTCGGCGGCTTTGAAGTAGTTGATGGTGGCCTTGGTGGCGGCTTCGAGTTGCTGGACGTGGCGAAACCGAAACTGATGCTTGGGCTCTGCCGGGTCGATACGGCCGCGCTCGTCGGCGCAGTAGCGGCTAAGCGGCGTGAGGGTGGCGCGGAGCTGGCCCGCGAGGTCGTCGTAGGTCAGCATGGCTAGTAGAGGTTCGCGGCGTGCTTGGCTACGTAAGCGGGGTAGACTTGCTGGAATTGGCCGAGTAGGTCGTGGATGCTGCCACGCTGGTAGCCATTCGTCCAGCCACGTTCTCCGTTCTCGTGCTTGTAACCAATCAACTCGCGCAGTTCAGTTTTCACCAGCGACTCGTTGAAGGGGGAGTCAGCCGGGTATTTTGTTAGCTCATCAACAAGTTTGATTCCGAGGCCCAAAAGGTCAGCCCATGCGAACAACTCGGGGAACTTGTCGCGGAAGGCCGAGGGCTGCCTGGGCGCCTGACCAACCACCCACTGGTAGATGCGGGTGTAGTTCAGGGGCAGCGACTTATACTTGTCGAGCAGCCCCTTGTAGCCCTGCTTGATAATGCTGTTGAGTTCGGCTAGGGTGAGGTTGGGGAAGTCCTCGGCAATGTCTTTGGCGAGTTGCTGCCAACCTTCTTCTGCGATAAGGTCGAAGCCATTGGTGCGGCACAGGCTGGCTTTTTGCAGGACAACAAGCACGGTGGCTGTCCCTTCGCTAGTCGAGGCCCAAAGCGCGACAGGCTGCAAAGGCGTTGGCAACTTGGTCGGCAGGGATGAGTCCGAGGGCTGTGGCGCGGTTGGCTGGGCTTGGAGTGAGTTGCTGGCTGGTTCCATGATGGATTAGTTGGGGGAGGATGTTGGTGAGGTTGCTGGCGATTTGGATAAGTTTCTGCTGGCGTTGCAGGAAGGCTTCGAGGCGGTTCCAGTTTTGCAGCAGGGCCGTGAACAGGGCCACGGTGGTTTCGTCGGTGCCGGCGCCGGGCTGGGCGAACAGCGTTTGGTAGATGGCGCGGGCCGCCTTGTTGTCGGCGGCCCCGCCCGCTGGTGGCTCGGCCTGGTTGTGCTGGCGATACCAAGTGCGGTAGACTTCCAGCATCAGCGCCCCTTTGCCAGCCAGCGGGTCGGCCTCGGTTCTGGCGGCCCGTCTTTTCGGCGCGGGCGGCGCGGCGGGCAGCAACGATGTTTGGGCTCGTAGGCTTTCAAGTTGTTGTTCCTGCGCTTTGAAAACCTCTACCGACTTCTCAATTCTTTTTTTGAGCCGCAAATTCTCAGCTTCCAGCTCGGCTATTTTTTTTTGAGAAGCGGCGTCAGCCGCCAAGGCTTTTTGTTCGAGTTCGGCAATTTTACTAAGTAGGGTTTCTTCCTTCTTTACTTCTATTAACTTATGCTTACCACTTCGGTAAGGTATCCTTACCACTTCGGTAAGGCTATCCTTACCACTTTCAGGCACAACCTTACCACTTTTAGCGCCTAACCTTACCACTTCGGTAAGGTCTGCAACCTTACCACTTCGGTAAGAACTCCGCAACTCAGGGGTCGGCGTGAGGGTGCGTCGCTGCCCGGCCACGCGGGGGGTGAGCAGCAAATAGCCGCGCTCTACCAGGGCGCTGATATGGCGGCTCACCATCGGCTCGGTCATGCCCAAGCGCTTCGCCAGGTGCCCGTTGTTGGCATCGAAGCACCCGCGCCCGCCGCACTCATAGAGTTGGCAAATGTCAGCCAGCACGCTTCGCATGGCGGGGTGCATCCCCTTAGCAGCCATAATCAGGTGCCCTACGCTTGTGGGCGCTTTATCAGCCACCATGTAGGATGCGGCGGGGTCTTCGGTCACAGAGGGCAGGAAGTGGTGAACGGCGGTCATGGGGAAGGCGAAAAGCGCCCGGTGGTGAGCCGGGCGCGGTGATTAGGCAGCAACAACCTCGTGCAGCGGCACGAGCAGGCAGGTAAGGGGTGCGTAGTCGAGCCCGTTTAGCTCGTCGGTGATAACGACTGCGCGGCTGGCAGTTCCCAGCCCTACCTCAATCTTGCCCGAGTAAAGGGCCAGCAGGTTGGCTAGCTGTTCGCCGTTGAAGCTAATCTGCATGTCCTCGCCCTGGTATTCGCCCGCCACTTCCTCGTTGCCCGCCTGCGATAGCTCGTAGTTGGCCGTAACGAGGCGCACGGGAGCGTCCTGCGCGAGCGATATGGAAAGCTGGCGGTCTATGCCCGGCGCGTACTTGTTGAGGCGCCGTACGGCCTCGGCCAGCTCGCCGGCATCCACCCACAGCGTATTCGGGCTGGTAGGTGGGAATACGCGCTGGTAGGCAGGATACGTGCCTTCTGCCAGGCGCGAGGCCCACCGTCCATCGGCCAGGCGCACGTTCACCCCATCGGTGAGCAGGGTAACGGGTGCCTCGTCCTTGTCACTGAGCAGGCGCGCCAACTGTTCGGCCGGCGAGCGGCTGAGCATGAACGAGAGGCCCGACAAGCCAGTGGCTTCTTCCAGCCTGTAGCTGAACATCGACACGTTGGGGTTGTCAGCCCCCACGATGTTCACCGTGTAGCCCTCGATGGCGTTCTCGTCAGCGTCTATCTGCACGTTCTCGAACTCTGCGCCCAAGTTGTCACGGCGGGCAGTCACCAGGGCCGAGAGCAGCCCGGCGCGCAGCACCTTGGCCGGCAGGGTGAGGGCGCGGTGCTTGGGGTTGAGGCCCAGCACCTTCGGAAAGTCGCTCGGCTTCATGCCGCTGAGCATGTAGCGGCTGCGGTCGGCGCGCACCTCGACGGTGTGGGTTTCCTCGTTGAGCAGAAACGTTACTGGCTGGTCAGGCAGCCCGCGTAGCGTCTCCAAAAGTCTTTTGGCGGGCACGAGGGCCGCAAAGTTGCTTTCGCACTCCACATCGGCTTTAACAGCCAGCGTGGTTTCGAGGTTGGAGCAGATGATACGAACGCTCGCTGCTTGGCCTACTACGGAGCCGGTGCCCACCAGTAGGGCGCATTCCACGGCAGGCACGAGCGGCCGGGTGGCAATGATGGGCGTTACTTGCGCGAGGGCCTTGGCGAAGGCGCTGCTCGACGCGATGAATTTGACTTGGGGCATGGGATTGGTTGGATGAGAGGGTAGACAAACTTACTGCAATTTCCTGAGCATAAAAAGGAAATCGCAGCAAAAGGCAAACTAAATTTCAGACAATCGCAGCAACTCAGCGTTGCGGTGGTATTGCTCGGGTTTCAGGCCCACGGCGAATAGGTTTTGGCGCAGGTAGTCAGTCACCCGCAGCGCGACGTTGAAATAGGTTTCTTCAAAGCCATAATCACCATCGTACATGGTGAGAATAGAGGTATGTGGGGAGCCCACTTCGATAAATGGCACACGACCAACTCGGTGCAAGGTCGCCGTTACTTCCTCCCAATTGAATTTGTGGGCATAAGGCAGCAGCTTTGCTATTTCTACCGCTGGCACCGTCCCGTTGGGCAGCGGCTCAGGCAAGTCCTCGAAGCCCCGCAGAACGGGCAGCAGGCTGGTGATGGGCTCGGCAAAGTCGAACAGGACTTCCTCCCTGCGCTCGGCTTCGGTCTGGAACAGCAGCACGTCGGCGCGGGGCGCATCGCCTGGCTGAACGTGCGGCAGGCCCAGCAGGCGGCCGTAGCGGTTGCGGCCGGGGCAGTACACCAGCGGGCGGTAGGCCAAGTAGGGGCCGAATAGGGCTAGCATGTCGCGCACTTCTTTCGGCTGGTAGCCGGGGTGCGGAATGTGCAGCCTGGTAAGTGTGGCGCTACTCATCGCTGCCTCCTTTCTTGGTAGTGGGGGAGGCGGGCACCGTGATTCGCGCAGCCGGGGGAATTTCTTCGGGGTGGCGCGGGTCGGGATATGCCCAAGCGGTCAGTGTCCTTACCTCCGGGGCAAGCGCCACATCGTGGCAGTCCCACCCATCTTTGTAATTGAGGTTGCGCCGGCCATTTGTAACCCAGCTAAACCCCGGCGTCTGAACGGTCAGTAGCAAGTCGCGGCTCATAAAATTGCCGTTAGGCCCCCAATTGCCTCGGTCCAGGGGCGGCAGCTCGCCACTTGACAGGTACACCCATTCTGGCTCGAATGGTTTATACTTATCATACAAGCCCTTGAGGCGTTCTACCTCGGCTTCTAGCTCCGCAATCTTGCCCGCCCCGCCTTCTTCTACTAGTAAGGGGGCCGGGGCAGCAGGGGCAGATAGCGCTAGCCCAATCAGGTCAGCCAGGGCGCTTGAGGCAGCATCAAAGTCTTTGCTGTCGGCCTTTGCGCAAGCCCTGGCAATAGGCCATTTCAGCAGCTCTACCAATTCTTTGCGGCCCAGCGGCACCCCATCGGCGGCCGGTGTCGCTCCTACTGTAGATGGGAGGGAGGGGGTGGCAGGGCGTTGGTCGAGTATTTCGGCTTTGTAGTCCAGCCAAAGCTTGTGCTGGGTGCGGCCAGCTAACACTTGATTATTAAGCCAGGACTGATAAGATTTAGCCTCCTGAGCAGCATACTCATTAAGGGCCTCATCGACAGCGGGCCACACGGCAGCTAGCCCATACTTATTGGCGATTTCTTCAGTTGTCAAGTCCATAGTCGATTTTTGGTTGAGTTAAAAATTTGGGTGTCGGCTCTCCCCTCTGTGTTCCTAGGTAGAGGGGAGAAGCCAGAATTTTACCACGGCCGTACGGGCCAGTTGTTGGGTGGGGTGGCGTGAGTAGCGGGTAGTGGTGCTTTGGCCGTTGCCTTGGCGTCGGGGCGGTTCGCCAGCCCCTTGCGAATGGCTCTAATCTCGGCAGTTCTGCCAGCGCTCGGCTTGCGGTCGCGCAGGTCGGCATCTTCGAGCATAGCCAGGCGGTTTTCGAGGATGGCGGTGGACCACGCACCACACTTGATTTCTGGACGATATTCGGGCTTCATGGCTAAGCGTTGCTTTTGAGCTTTTTACCGGCTGTGGCTACGGCCACCTTGAAATCTGCGTTTTTTTGCAAGCCCTTGTTGGCGCCCCAAATAGCCGTTACCTCGTCTACCGTGGCGGCAGCGTTTACGAGTTGTATCTGCGCTGCCACAGCCTTATCGGTCGCCTCCTGCTGCTGACGCTCTAAATCTTCGTTATGCACTGAGTCGGGGTCGTTGCCCGTTGGGATGAGGAACGTTCTCATCAGCACGTACTTCATGGCGTAGGTCATTGCCTTGCCCACGCCCTTGTCCTGCGGGTCTACCCCGGTGCCGCTGCTGGCAAGGTACTCGAACTCAGTAGGATTGTCGATGTTGACGATTTTGTACTGCACATCGACCGTGGAGAGGCTGATAACCTTGTCGCCTCGTTGGTAATCCACCATGCTGTGCTGCTGGCTGACAGGAAATATTACGAGCCCGTGCGTAATGAGCGCGTTACGCAACACGGTGGCTACCTTTTCTTCGCTCATGGCTTGGTAGGCGTAATTGCCGCTGCCCACCTGCTTGTCTTTTTTGAGGCGCTGCACATCCTCCATTACGGCGCTCATGCGCTGGTGCAGGTTTTTCGTTTGGTCGCTCATGGTTTACTTCTGAGAGGCTTGAAAGGTGATAGCGGGGGATTGGGTCGGCTTCGGGCCGAACGTGCCATAGGCGGCAAAAACAAGGGCGCCAAGGGCCACGAGGGCGACGTACTGACGGCGGGCTTTACGCAGTTGCTTTTTCATCTTGTGATTGGGTTGAATTGTCAGTGTTGCGAGTCTTGGCTTGCTTTGGCTCATCGAAGGCGATGTAGTACAGGTCATAGCCCCCGCCATCCTGCATCATAATGACCTGCGTAACCTTCACTGGCTTCCCCAGATAGGCCCGTAGCATCGCGTTGTACTGCGCCGCATCCCCGCGCCGCCAACCGTTTTTGAGGTGCTTCACAGCAGCCTCAGCCTTTGCTTCATCCCACTGCCACATGCGGTCGGAGTACATGCCCGCGCTGCCCTGTCGGCGGCTGTCATAGAGATAGGTGTTCTCGCGCTTGGTGCAGCCCCGCGCCCGCGTTTCTTCCGACCAATTATCCACCACGAATTCGGGGAACGAGTCGTAGATGGGTAGGCCGGTGCGGCTAGGGATTGCGTAGAAGTCCATCCCGCTTCCATCGCGGCCGTACTTGAAGTGCTCCTTTTTCATTTCACTTTGGGTTGGAGGTGGTTGAGTAGGGCTGGCAGCAGCTCGCTAATCCGGCAGGGGCGAAAGGTTCGCGGGTTGGCGGGGTCGTTCTTGGGGTAACCTTTCATCGCTATTTCTTTTTGCTCAGGTCAGCGAACATGGAGAAGAAGTCAATCACGCTGCTGGCCTTAGCCGTGCAGGTCGGGCAGACAATGGCGATGGGGTTTGCGCTGGGGAAGGGCTTGCCGCATTTGTGGCAAAAGCAGGAATAGGCTTTCATTTGCAAATGGTTAGTAACAGGTGGAGCGTGTGGCAGGTGGTATAGCAGGCCGAGAAGCCAGCAGCGGCTAGCAGGCTGTAAAAGCGCAGGTTCAGCAGCATGGCTAGGCGGCGGCAGGTGCGCGCCATCGCACCCAATACGCCTCACCCAGCACTTTGTACTCGGGCAGCGGCTGGTCACGGGAGCGAATTAAGGCGCCGCTGTCTTTGATGAGCGTGGTAGCAGCCCCTTTGGTCAGCCGGCCTAGGTTGAGCAGGATTCTGATGCGCTCAGGGCGGGTGAGGAAAGCGCTCTGCGCCATCCCGCGCAGCACCTCGCGCTGGTCGCTCGTGGCCCACTCTACCGGCCCGCAGGCATAGGGCACGCCCAATTGCTTTGCTAGGTCAGCCAATGCTTCCGATATGGTGCGGCAGGTGCTGGCTGTGCTGAACAGCGGCACGCCATTGGGCCGGCCGGAGTGGGCAAAGGCAGTATCGCTCACGGTGGCACGGTAGCAGGTAAAGGCGGCGACGCTGGGCGTCGCTGGGTAGTGTGTGGCGCTAACGGTAGCGGCGGCCGTGGGCAGGGAGCCGAGCGCGCAGAGTCTCGCGGCCTCGGCGGCGAACTCGTCTAGTGGTGTCTGATTCATAGCTGGCTAGCGGCTTAAGAAGGTGAGGGATTTTTTGAGGCCGCGCAGGGCGGCGGCGGGGGTTTTGCGGGACTCCACACGCAGCCAGAGGGCGTTCGGGCAGGGCTGATAGCTAATGCTGTAGCCGTGGCTGTCGTGGGTGGTGAGCAGCGGCAGGCCGGGAGCGAGGGTGGCCGCTCGCTGGGCGAAGGTTCTTCTTGCAGGCATGGGTGGGGGTTGCAGAAAGGTGGGAGTCTATTTTGTTAGCGAGAGCACGCAGGCAGGTCCAGAGACCGTAGTGTTTGGGTCAGCCTGGGTGGTTGGCCCCCAAATCCAGCCCAACTGAGAATCGTAGTAGTGGGATAGCGTCCGCCTCGAAGCGGCCTCTGTGTGCATGGCTGGGTCAATGAAGGCAGCATTATTTAGCTCATCCGCTAGCTGTTCATCGGTAAGTGCGCGAGCCTTATCAAAGCCGGGCATTGTGACTCGTCCAATCGGTGTATTGACGTAACCCCAATCAGTATTCGGCATGTGTTTAGTGCCAGTGACGCCGGCCGCGATGAGATGAGATGGTGAGATTAAGCGGCGGTAGGAAGTGGGATGCGTTTGGAGCGGTAGCGGCGGGGCGGGTTGGCTTCGAGGTAGGCCACTAGCGACGAGCGCAGGTAGTAGTGGCGGTTGCCTTCCTGCTTGGACTCGATGAGCGTGTCTTGCATCACGGCCCGCTTTTGCAGAGTTTCGCGGCGCTCGATGCCCGTAATACGCAGGGCTTCTTTCGTCGTCACCCACTCATCGAGTCCTTTCTTGACCAGCTCCAGCTCGCGTCTTACGCTGGCTAGCTCGTCGCGCAGAGGGGTGGTGATTTCATCGACGCATCTTCGCAGCATTTCATCGAAGCTGGGTGGTGGGGCGGGGGCTTGTTTGCTCATTTTGGTAAAAGGGTTTGGATGGTTTTTTCTTTTTTATCCGCTTGGCCCCGCGCTTTTTTCAAAGCCAGCAGCACCTTCAAGCGGGTATCGGCGGAAACATTTGGCCGCTCATTCAGCACGTTAGAGACGGTAACGCTCGAAACGCCGGCCAGTGCAGCTACAGATTTTTTCATTCCGCGAGGCAATTTGCCCGAATTTTTTGGGGGACTCATAAGATTTAGGGGTTAGCTTGCGCCCTTATACGGGAGTGAGAACAAAGATAAACAAGAAAAGCAAAATAAAAAGCAAAAAAGCAAAAAACTTTTGCAAAACTTCCCGTACGCTTCTTCCCATGAAACCAACCCACAAGCTAACTGTCGAAGGGCCAGCCATTACAGCAGCCCGCGAGGCCAAGAGCCTGACGCAGCAAACCCTTGCTATTGCCCTTGATAAGCACCGGGCGGCGAATCCTGGAAAATACCCCAAGAGCCAAGTGGTTAAGCTCGATAATTCCAAGATTTCTAAACTAGAAAGCGGGGCTGAGCCGTTGTTGTCGTGGCCCTCTGTAAAGTTGCTTGCTGAAGTGTTAGAGATTGGCCCTCGACTACTTGTTAAGCCCGGCCAAGAAGAGAAGATACTTGCATACAGCGAAGGTAAAGTTGGATTTAAAAAAGAATCTTCACCGAGCACATCTTTACCTGTTGAAAAGCCTGGTGATGCCACATACATTGGCCGGAAAATTGACCGATTATTTGTCGATTTGCCTTTTATCTCTGTTCCCGCCCGTGCAGGCTTTTGCGAAATGTGCGGCGACATGTCCTCCTATCCTTCCACTGAAACCCGACGAATCTACCTACGTGAAACAAACCCACCCATGCCTAACCCTAAAAACGCTGTTGTATTTGAAGTTGATGGTGATAGCATGGAACCTTACCTCGAATCAGGGGATGAGGTCACTGCTTACTTAGTGCCCGAAAGCCGCTGGGACACAGTACAGAACTGTATCGTCGTGGTGAGTTATACCAGGGGCGGAGAGGGCTTCCTGACTATTAAGAAGGTAATTCAGAACGACCTTCACAACGGCCACCAACTCGTATTGCGTCCCTATCGCGACGAGTTGGCCCCGCTCACCATTCGCCGCATAGAGATTCGCTGCGTGTATCTGGTAGACTCGGCTGAGCGCCGCTTTAAGGTGCGCCTCTAGCCGTGGGGGCGCTTACGCTTAAAGCCGTGCTGCACCCGAGGCAGCGCGAGGACGGAACGCAGCAGGTGCGTATTCGTTTGACAAAAGACCGCGTAGTTGCTTTTTTGGATGCCGGGTTTGCTATTTTTGCAAAACACTGGAATGCAAATGGCAAACTCGACGGGGCCGCGTGGGTGCGGGCGGGCAACAAAAGCGCGCTCTCGCTCAACAGCAAAATAGAAAACCTACTGCGCGAGGCCCGCGACCTTGGCTTGGCTAGCCCGCTGCTCACAGCCGCCGAGGTGCGCGAGCGCTTGGTGGCGGGCGAGGGGCAGCCCCAAAAGCCCACGCCGAAGCCCAAGGCCAGCGGCCCGCCCGCTGAGTTGCTGGCATGGGCGGCGCATTATGTGCGCGAGCGCAGCCGGACTGACAAGGCGAATACTGTAAAGTTCTATGCCTCCGCAGCCGCCGCGCTAAATAAGTGGCGCAACAAAGAGCCGCTGCCCTTGGCCGAGGTTTCGCGTGAAGACTTGGCCGAATACCAGCAGTGGCTTTTGACGCGAGCCGAGCGCCCTCTGTTCCCCGGCTCAGCGCGTGACCAAATGAAGAAGCTCTCCACGATACTGCGGGCGGCAGTCAAGGCGGGCGTTATGCCTGCCGCACCGTGGCCGTTTGAGGGGCTGGCCTTGCCGCCAGAGGGCAACAAGAACCCACCGCGCCGCCTGACTTACGCCCAACGGCAGCAGCTAATGGAGTTTGACTTGTCGCAGATAAAGGTACTTCGGCGCGGCGCGAATTTTCACGCGAGCCTGCAAATTCGCCGTGACATATGGAGCTTACAGTATCACGTACGTGGCACCCGGTGTGGAGACATCATCCGGCTTCGTGAGCGCGATGTGACAGCTAGTCGCATTAGCTTCACCGAAACCAAGACGGGCAAGTACAAGACCGTAGCACGCACCCCGCCTATCGACGCTATTCTTAGCCGCTACCCGGCAACTGGTGTTGGGGAAGCCTTCGTATTCCCCGTCCTAGATGCTGCGCAGCCCTACGCATCGCTACACCCAACCGTGGCGCAAGAGGCGGTGCTGGCGGACGAGTTGCGCGATGCCGTTATTTGGGTAAACTCGGGGCTGCGCGTAATTGCGCGGGCGGCTGGCCTGCCAAGTGTTACGTCTCACTCGGCCCGACATATGTACGCAGAGCGGGTGTATGACATAACCAAAGATATTCGCATTGTTCAGGCATCTTTTAACCACGCAAGCCTGTCTACGACAGAGAAATACATGCGCCCGCTAGGCTACGACGCACTCGACGCCGCTACACAGGATATTTTAGGTGAGCATTGA